GGGATTGCCGTCGTGCAGATCGGTCAGTAGATGTTCGATCGCGACCTGATCGAAGCGGCCAGCGCTGACCTGCGACGAGAGATCGACGTGCGCATCGTCGCCGATCTCATGCCCGACTGGCCCTACTTCACCACCATCAGGCGCGGCCCCGGCTGGGGCGAGCCCAATCAGAGATGGAGAGAGGCGTGAGCACCGTGGCCTGGTCACTCCCGGACGTGAAGGAGGAGCACGTCATGCTCCTCGCCTGGATCTGGCACGAGCTGGTTCCGGCTTTCCACGAGCCGGTGACGCCGGAGATCGCGGCCGAGACCTGGGCCATGTACCGCGCTCGCCCGGATGGGCAGCATCCAGCGGTGCTCAAGATGCGTCGGTGGACAAACGAGTTGTGGCTGCTCTACGCGCAATCGAACTGACAGGAGGGGCGCTTCCCGGGGTCTAGGGGGTAGACCACAACTCACGAGAGGAAGACATGCCCCCCGTCAATCCCAAGCGCCCCGGCCAGACGTTGTTCGCTGATCTGCTGACCGAGGCCAACCTCGCGAGAACGACGCCCGACTTCGCCCTGGAGTCGGGCGTCGATGTGTACGGGCTCTGTCGCTATGCCGCTGGCGTAGTCAGTAGCCACGAGCGCATCGTGATCGAGCGCCAGCTGGCGCGCCATCCCTGGGCGTTCTCCAGGGTCGTCGCGCTCGTGAAGGCGACGCGAGGTCCGAGCCCGGACCCGAAGGCCGTTCGGATCCTAGATGCAGCCCGATCGGGAAACTGGTCGGGCTTGTTTGCATCTCGGGGAGATGCCGCCGCGCTCGAGGATCTTGACCCCGAGGCGGCTCTGGTGGGGCTGCTCGCCGACATAGGCGACCCCGGGCAGCCCCGACAACCCTAGATGTCGCCGACCTGGGGTAGAACAGCTCCATGAGCGTCTACTCCACGAACCCCGGTACCGTCCGCGTCCCCCATCAAGCGAAGTGGGTCTCCCTGCTGGAGGACCGCCGCTGCCTGGCCAACAAGGTCTACGTCTTCACCGATGGCAGCTCGAAGGGAGGCTTCGGGGCCGTGGTCGTCACCCGCGCCTGCGCGAAGAAGTACGCCGGCTTCAGCGAGCCCACCAGCACGAGGAACGTCGGCGCCGAGCTGGACGGACTCTTGCTCGGCCTCGAGCACGCGCCGCGCGGCAGCGAGGTCATCGTCGTCTCCGACTACCTGGGGATCGCCGCCTGGATGACTGGCAACTGGAAGATCAAGGATCAGCTGGTGCGCGGCAAGATCGAACACGCGATGGCCATCGCCGAGGACCGCGACCTGCTCCTCTCGTTCGTCCACCACGCGGGACACCAAGATCCAGACGAATCCGATTTTTCCTATTGGAACCACGAAGCGGACCGCCTAGCATCGCTCCAGACAGAGTTTCATCTGGAGGAGCAGTTGAATGCCACAGGCCGCCCGACCGAAGGTCCGCAAGCGCTGTAATACCTGCGGGAAAATCGGGAAGCACTACACGCGGCGAAACGGCAAACTCCAACGACCGTGCGTGGAGTGCATCAAGGCCAAGAGCGCCGAATGGCAACGGCAGAACCGAGAGAAGAGACGCGAGCACTGCCGTCGATACGATCAGTCGGACAAGGGCAAAGCGGCTGCGGCAGCTTACCGTGAGACGAACGCGGAGCAGCTCAACGCAGCCAAACGCGAGTGGGCGGCGAACAACCCAGAGACGAGGCGCGCTGCGCAGCAGCGATACGAGCAGTCCGAGAAGGGCAAGACAGCGCGCGCTCGACGACGCCTGGGTCCGGGCCGCGATGCGATTCTGTCGTCGGAGCATCAGCGCGACAACTCCGACTTCACGCGCTGGAACAACACGGCCGACCGCCTCTCGGATGGCCGCGAGCAGCCCGGCGAGATCGACCTGCTGAGCGCCGTCGAACACCTCGGGGAGCTGGCCGATCCTGGGTAGAACCAGGGTATGGAGTTCCGGCACCCCATCCGCCACATAAGTCCTTTAGTAGTGACCGACTACGGAAACCGTGTGAGAACGGAAAGCGAGGTTGTTGAGAGGGGCAGAGAGGAGACGCAATGAGCTACACGATCGATACCGTCGAGGGGGTCGCCACCTGCGCCGAGCTGAACAGCGCCCAGCGACGAGCCCTGCGAGCGCTCTCGCACCTCTACTTCGACTGCGACGCCGACGGCCGCAGCGCCCGCGCGCTCGTGCGGCGCTGTCTGGCCGAGGTCCGGTGGTGCGAGGGCCGTATGCACCAGGGCAAGCGGATCGGGAGCGCGTGGGGCTACCGGCTGACCGAGGCCGGCCGGAGGCGGAAGGACGAGGTCGAGGCATGAGCATCAAGGGCAAGCCGCAGCACGGACGCACCCGCCGCCAGATCCGGCGCTACTCGAGTCGAGTCTGGGCTGGCGTGCGCAAGCAGTCAGGCAACCAGGTCTGGCAGGGTCAGGCCCGTGCCCGGCGCCCGCACAACCAGGTGGACCGCGACGGCCGGCCGCTGTGGACCGGAGAGGAGCAGTCGTGAAGCTCACCGACATCAGCCCCTACGATGGTCGTCCAGAGCCGATCTACCACCGCTACCTCGAGTACCTCGGCCCCAACGCCGAGAACGTGAGCGGCCAGTCCGACAAGTTCTGGGAGGTCGCCGTGCTCAGGTGCGGAGACGGCAAGTTCGAGGTCGTCCGACGGTGGGGCAAGTACGGAGCGAAGGGCAGGATCAAGCCCGAGGTCCGACGCGGGAAGAGCAGCGCCATCAGCTACGCCCGGAGAATGAAGAACGAGAAGCGCGACAAGGGCTACACCCGGGAGATCGACGTGATCACCAGGATGGGTTCGCTGCTCGACGACGAGGAGGATGCTGCGTGACCATCAGTCTTCCGGCCCGCGCCAAGCGCATGATCGAGCTTGCCAGTAGCAGCGGGTGGACACCCTCGTACGGCGGCGCGAGCGAGAGCGGCACTCGTCAGGAGTTCACGGCTCTGCTGCACTACCCGATCAACGACGAGTGGAGCGCCGAGTGCAGGATCTCGTTCTACCGTAGGCAGGTTGACGGCCGATGGGGAAGGTGGTCGTCCAGGAACCCGACCATGCGCGGCCGGCGCATCATCAAAGACAAGGACGGCAACGAGACCGTCACCCGCACCGAGGCACGGTTCTGGCGGCAGTTTGGCGACATCGAGTTCTGGCTGTCGCGGCCCGCTTCGGTCGCCACCTGGAAGTGGCTGCGCGGCGTCCCATACTGGGTCTCGTCACTCGCGATCGACATGAACAACGACGGCTGGCGCAAACTGCTGGAGCAGCCGTTCTCCTACAGGCGCGAAGGCCGACAGGTGTGGATCGGCAGGAAGCACGGCGGCACCAGCGTGCGGCTCGGCCTGGTCACCAGTGTCCAGGGAGGGTGGAGCGCCAAACTCTACGGTGAGGATGGCTACAAGGACAAGCTGCCGGAGACCTTCAGGTCGAAGCGAGCGGCCTCGGAGGCGCTCAAGGAAGCCAGCATCAAGCGCGGCCGGCTCAGGGTCATCCACGAGCTGTGCGCCGACGCGGTCACCAGGCTCGGGCTACTAGCCGAGGAGGAAGAGTGTCCGGCACAGTGAACGTCGACCCTCACTTCACCCACGACTGCGACAAGTGCGTGTTCCTGGGCAGAATCACGCGATCCGAGACGATCCTCGTCACCGACGAGGTCGTGTCAGCGCTGACCCGACACATCGAGAACCCGTCGCTCGCCGACCTGCACCGCGAGCTGCGCACCAAGCCGTCGGAGTTCTTCGATCTCTACTTCTGCACGAAGCAGGGCGAGAACCTGCCGACCGTCATCGCTCGCTACGGCGACGATCCCGACGAGTACAAGAGCGGCATCCGCTTCGGTGACGGCTCCACCGAGCCGGTCGACGAGGAGCTGGCGCTCGCTGTCAAACTGGCCCGCAAGATGGGCCTACTGCCGATCTGCGGCGTCACCGACAAGGACGATGAGGAGTGGGACGGATGAAAGAGCACCTAGCCAAGCGACTGTGGGCGCTGCACGCGCACTTCTGGCCAGCTGAGGATCCGCCGGACCCGGATGAGCACTGCCCGACGTGGGACGACCTGCCCGAGGAGGCGCCACCGGACGACGTGTCGAAGGAGTGGTTCCGGGGCATCGCCGAGAAGCTCCTGGCGGAGCTGGGGCAGACGCAGAGGAACGTGTACGAGTGGGAGGGGTTCGGGTGCCTGGCGGAGAACGAGGAGCAGGCGCGGGAGCTGATACGCGAGCAGGTCGCGGCAGGCAACTTCGTCGAGGGCTACGATCCGTCGGACGATCCGGTCGAGCGCGTCTACACCGAGCCCTCGTTCGTCCTCTACACGTGCTAGGAGGCCCATGAAGCCACCGCTGCCAGATCCGCCCCCAGAGGCAAGCGCGACCGCGCCTCTCCGGTTCAAGCTCTACGGCGACACCGAGCGGTTCAGCTCGGGGCGGACCGGCTTCAAGATCTCGGACACGACAGCCGACGTGAGCGACGCGGACGGCAACAAGGTCGGCTACATCGCCGCGCTCATCGGCGGCGGCGTCGAGGTCACCTTCTACAACGGGCACGACCCGAACAGCCTGCGCTCCTGGTTCGTCAGCTACCAGGATCTCTGGGCTCTCGCGGTCGAGGCCGACGAATCCTACAGGGCCGAAGGAAAGATCCCGTGAAGATCAAGTGGAACCGGAGCAAGGACGGCTGCTGCACGTCAAAGGACGGCCGATTCTCCATCAAGCGAGCCAAAGTCTCCGGCGATGTCTACTACCAGACGACTGACACTCGGACGGGGAAGGTCGGAGGCGGCGGCACGCTGAAGCTCGCCAAGGCGTGGGCGCAGGTGCGCCAAGTCGACGAGTGGCCGCTGTCCTTCGAGACCTACGACGCGACCATCTCCATGTACAACGGTATCCGCCTCGACCCCGAACCGTCTGCCTTCAACGGATCGGTGCGCGTCGTGCGCTACCGAGTAACAGTGGAACCGATCGACGATCCGCCAGAGGTCATCGCGGCCAGGCTCCAGAAGCTCTGGCGCGAGTGCAACAACCACCACATGTGGGGACCGATCGCGGCTACCGCGAAGAGGCACGGCGTCGATCTGAAGAACAGCGATCGAGGGAAGGACGCGAAGCCGCAATGGTAGCCCGCGACGAGGTCATCCATCGCCACTGGCAGCTCTGCCTGCCGGATCGGCTGACGCCGGCCGAGCGGAAGGAGCTGGGCGAGTTGAACGCCAGGATCGCCCACGAGGGAGAAGACGGGATGACCCTCTGCGTGGACGGGATCCCGTGGGACGCCTCGGCCGTGGATTGCTTGGCGCACCTCGGACAGAAGGCGGGGTAGAACTAGGGTATGGACCCAGGAGACGAGATCCGCATCATCAACGCCGGCCGATTCGCCGGCCGCTTCGGCAAGGTGATCCGCGTGTGGCCGCTCACGCAGGAGGTCGTATTCCGCCTGCACGATGCGGCCATCGGTGAGCCCAAGGTGCTCAAGTGCTGGATCGGCAATGTCAGGCCGAAATCGGCCGTGGATCAGCTGGCCGACATCGGAAGGAGTACCCATGAAGGAGGCCGAGTTCTTCTCCAGCCCGCCGCCGGCCGACGACAAGTTGCCACCCAAGAAGAAAGCGAAGGAGCCGGCTCCCAAGATCGAGGTTGCCAGCTCCTTACCCGCCGGGCCGGTTGACCCTGACGATCCGGCGGCCCTGATTCGGACCATGCTGGGCCAACTCGATGGCGTCGAGATCGATGAGGGTGGCGTCGACCGCTTCCTGCACAACACGACGCTCCGGGCGCAGCGCGCCGAGCGGCTCGAGGCGCGGAAGGAGCGGCAGGCGAAGCGCGGCAAGAAGAGGAGACGATAGTGCCAGACATGGCCGACGCTCCAGCACCAGAGCTTCGTCCGAGCTTCTTCACGTTCGATGAACGCGGCGCCGTGATCCGCGTTGCGATCGACGACAAGACGCCGATCGACGTACTCATCACAGGCTCATCAGGAAGTGCGTTCATCGAAGAGGTCGGTCAGCTCCTTAACCGCATCGACCGGCTGGAGAAGATCACCAGACTGTTCCTCGCGCCTGTCCTTCCATATGCCCACGCACTCACGCCGGAAGCGTTCACCCGCTACCTCGACGACCGATGTCCATGCAGCGGCCGGGAGGCCGAGGGCGAGCGCGAACCTGAATGGTTCAAGGGCAACTACACCGGCTACTACACGCACCGAAAGACACGCGTAGAGGTTGACATCAGCGGATGGGATGCGGACAAGAAGCTCCTCGACGCACTTCTCATGATCGCCGCTGCCGAGGGACGGATGCCGTCTCGCGTACTCGCCGACATCCAGCCGGACGCGTTCCCATCGGCCGTCGACCACCTCGCCACTCTCGTCGATGAGGAAGTCGAGGAAGTCGAGTGAGGATCTGGGACCTGCCGGTTCGCGTCCTCTGCCGCAAGCACCTCCTCGGAGAGCACCGCGAGCTGCACGCGATCTGGACGATCCTGACCGAGGATAGGCAGGGATACCGGCATCACCCGGAGGTCAAGCGCTGGGAGGGGCATCTCCAGCATCTAGCGGATCGACATCGAGAGCAGGTAGAGGAGATGGATCAGCGCGGATGGAATCACAAGTCGCCGATCTTCTTCGAACGATCGGCTATCGACCAACTGGCAGACCTGCTGGAATCGCCGCCGGAACCTCCTGGTCTCGTCAACACGCTCGAGGAGCAGCGTCGGATCCTCATCGAGAAGGGCTGCGAGTGCCAGGTGAAACCGTGACCCTGCGCGAGGCGCTACGTCTCTCGCGCGCCGGGTCTGCGCTGTCCTACAAGGACGCGAAGCGGCACCCCCTCGACTACGAGGCACAGGCGAAGGAACACCGGCCGACCGTTCCAGGTGGGGAACCGTGGCTTACGCTCTGCACGCCAGACAGCCCACAGTACAGCGACCGCTGGCTGGAGACGAACAAGCCGGAGCTGCTGGAGTGGTTCCTGTCGCGCAACTGGGAGCCGGTCGCGCCGTGCGCGATCACCGCGCTCGGGAAGCTATCCGATGAGCGGTAGTGACTGGGGCGACGGCGAGTGGGGCGACTATCCGAAGGCCGAGGACATCCGCCTGCCGTTTGGCGAGGGCGACGGGGCGACGACGACCTTCTCAGGCGGCATCCGTGGACCGATCGTCCCTGGCTCAGTACGAATCCGAGTCATGCCGCCCGACGCTGTCAGTCGTCTGGGAGCGTTGACTGGCCACATCAAGCCGGAGATGGCCTGCTGCGACATCGGCGAGGATGGCGTCATGCACGGCAACTGCACCGGCACGGTCAACTACACGACCGGCTACGTGCAGATCATCTGGGAGCACGCGCCGGCCGATGGCGCCGACATCGTACTCACCTACAAGCGCCGGCTCCACAGGCTCTACAAGGCGAAGATGCGGGTCAAGCTGGGTGGCAAGAAGCGCTGGGTTACCCTGCGAGAGCTGCGAGAGGCGCTCAACAACCTCTACTAGTCGCCGCCGTAGTGCGTCTTGTCGATGTCTTCGGGGATACTGACGTCTTCCTTGAGCCGCTTGAAGGCCCCGGTCGCCTTCGCCTGCCACCATGCTCGAGCCGACTTCTCCTTGGCGATCTTGTCCTTCAGCCGGCGAACCTCGGCCTCCAGCTCATCCTCCCGCGCCTCGGCTTCCTTGCGGATCTCCTCCTGCCTGAGCGAGTTCTTGTCGCGCAGCGTCTCCAGCTCGGTGCGCACCTCTTTCAGCGACGTCTCCTTCGATGTCAACAGGCCCTCGAATTTTGGTATCCGGTACCTCTCCGTGTAGACGGCGTAGATCAGGAGCAGCACCAGACAGCCGAGCGGGCCGAGAACGTACTTGCCCCAGGAGGGAATGGCTGGATCAGCTGTGGCCTCCGCAGCCGTGTCGGCGAGCAGAATCACGAGGTCGATCATCGGGGCGGCCTTGGTCCTCTCATGCGTTGAGCCCTAGTACCTGCTCCTCTCATGAACGCTCTCGGACTCACGTTCCCGGGCAACGCGCTGTCCATCGGCTGTTCAGGCTCTTCGGCTGGCGCCTCGGGCGACGGTTTCTCCCCCTTGGAAGGAACTGACAGATCTCTCGCTTGTCCTCGCGGGCGGTTCGGGTAGCTCTCGACGAGCTTCTTGCACCTCGGACACGTCACATCGGTCGAGTCCAGGCGCGGCGAGAGCTTCAGCACCGCGCTCACATCACGCGGCCGGCAGGCCGGGCGAATCGCCCCACCAACATCGACCGCCTGGTGGATGTACTTGCTGCGGACCAGCGTCCCCGCCTTGCCCTTCAGCACCCTGGCCACGAGCGCCTCGACGATCCGATCGTAGAGGCTCTCCGAGACGTGCACGACGTGTGGTTCTCGGTTCAGATCTTTGATCTGCCTCTTGAACTGCTCGACGTGCTCGCCACGGTCATCCCACATGTGGACCGATGTCGCGTTCGGCCAGCGCTTCATGAAGCCGCGCAGCATCTTCTTCTTCCACTCGGCCGTGCTGCGCGTCCTCGGGTTCTTCAGGAACAGGTCGTGGCCGAACTTGTGGCCGGTGTAGCCGGCCTGGTCTAGCGCGTCCTTCACCGCTTTGCGCAGCTCGGGCGTGTTGAGCCGGCCAGTCATCACGATGACCTTGCCCAAGTGGTCCTGCTTCGCGCGCTGGTAGGCCGCGCGCACCTGGGGCTTGGCCTTGATCGGCTTGCCGGCGATGCTGCTGGCCTTCGTCAGCTCGCGCAGCCGCTTGACCGGCGGCGAGTAGACCAGTGTGTCATCGAAGTCATAAATATATAGTGTTCTTACCTTTAGGTCACTCCCCCTGTCCTCCGACAGGAGCACCTTCAACCCCCGCCGTCTCACGCTGCTATCCTTGCAGAAGGCGACAGCCCGGAGTTAGGGCTCCGGGCTGCGCAGACCGCCGAGCCTGTGAAGGAGGCACGATGGCCACCAACCATCATACCCCGCGCTTCTCGCACCACACCCCAATCGAGACACGACTCTGGAGCAGAGTTCGTCGCACGAAGAGCGGATGCTGGCTCTGGACAGGGGCGGTGAACCACGACGGGTACGGGCACATCCGATGGGGAAAAGAACAACGTGCCCATCGGATAGCCTACCTGCTGGAAAAAGGGAGCATCCCCCCGGGAATGAATGTCTGCCACTCCTGCGACACACCGGCCTGCGTGAATCCTGACCACCTGTTCCTCGGCACCCAGAAGAGGAACATGGAAGACTGCTCGCGAAAGGGTCGGTTTGACGACAGGAGAGGGTCGAAGAACAGGAAGGCGCAACTCGTCGAGGCCGACATCCCGGGCATCCGACAACGCCTCAAGACCGGAGAATCGCTGCAAGCCATCGCCACATCGCTCGGCGTCAGCAAGAGCGCCATCGCCCACATCAAGCAGGGGCGCACCTGGACGCACGTTCCCTGACGCGTAGAGCGTGCGGACAGCCCCTCGGTCCTCTTCCGCAAGCACCCGGTCGTAGAGGCTCACGCGGTCCCCTTGATGAAGTCGTGGAAGCGCTTGATCGTCCCCTTCAGCGTCGTCGTCACGTTGTAGGCGCGGTGCGTGTTCGTCACGTACCAGGTCTTGCCGTCCACCTCAGACTTCCATACGGCAGGGACGGCCGAGTGAACGATCTTCCCCGTCTTCGGGTTCCGCTTGATCTTGGAGTGCCAGACAGCTTTGCTGTCCATCACCTTCGTGCGTTCCTCTGGCGTCAGCTTGCCACGGCCCGCCTTGAGCGCCTTGAACGCTGGAGCTTCATCCTCGCCCAGCCACGCCGGCGGCGGACCGTGCGGAAAGTACTTCTTGGACTTCGCGTTCAGCGCGTACAGCCAGTCGTCGAGCTTGAACGAAGCGGCGTCGGCCGGATCGAGCCATAGGTGCGGTCCGGGGAATTGGACCTGGTAGCCCATCACGGCCTTCGCCCTCACCAAGTCGCGCAGCGCCTTCACGAGGTCCGCGCGGCCGTAGCCCTTCTTGCATCTCGCCAGCAGTTGCCGCCAGGTGAGGTGCCGCGCGCGCCTGATCTGGTCGATCGCGCACTCGCCCGCGCGCGTGAGCTTGAACGTCTCGCTCTCTGTCTTCACCCGCTTGTCGTAGATCCACCGCAGCGCATCGGCAACCTTCTTCGCGCGCTTGCGGTCACCGCCCTTGCCGATCACGACATCGGCCCTGCCAGCGTGCTTCGTGCCAGCTGGATAGCGCATGGTCACCCACCCGGAGACCGGCGCAGGCTGCTGCTCCGTCAGGCCCAGTGCCGAGCGACCGGCGTCGGTGATCGAGTACTTCCTCTTCTCGATCCACTTCGGATCGGGATGCTCGCGCAGCAGCCCCCTGCGAACCAGATCCATCAGCGTGGGATGCACGCGCCACGGGAAGTTGATGACAGGATCGGGCTTGTCCCTCTTCGCATAGAACTCCAGCGCGCGTCGCTGCGCCTTCGTGAGCCTGACCTTCTTGGCCTCCGTGAACAGATCCGGGTGGATCTTCTCGCCCTTCTCGCGCCTGCGCCGGAGCGGCAGCGGGAAGTTCCCGACCACCTTGCGCGATTGCTTGGAGACGCCGACCGGGTTGGTCTGGTCCCACGAGCCGGCCGCGCCGATCGCTTCGCCTACGACTCGATCGAGCAGGCTCATCGCGCCCACCACAGCGTTCCTGCCCGCAACCCGCCGGCCTTGTTGTGCGGCATGTTCCCCCAATTCTCCTTCTTAGTCGAGTGAACATACTTGCCGCCGCCCACAGCGAATCCCTTCACTCCCAGCCGCTTCCCGATCTCGTCGGCGTGCTTACGCAGCAACGATGAGAACCTGCGCATGGTGATCTCCACTGGAAGCGTCGCGAATACTTCGTCGATGCTGACGCCGGGGGAGAACTTCCCGCGCTTGATGCCGTCCTTGAGGTGCTCAACGATCTCCGATACGTCGGAGGAGGTCGATTCGGCCAGTACGACTCGGTCGAATAGGCTCATCGTCCCTCCAGCCTGGTCCAGCACCGCTTGCACATTACGACCTTATCCGGTCTCTCCCTCACTACGAGAGGGATGTGGCCTAGGAATCGGCAGATGAGCCGACGGACCCAGTTCGGTAACTTCACGGAAATCCATTCTATACGTCGGACCGATTCGGTAGAACGCCATCTCTGGAGGACTTATGAACGAGCAGATCACCGAGCTGCTACAGCTCTACGAGAACACCCTCTCGATTCAGGGTGTGCACCGCCGCGAGGAGCCGCACACGGCTCAGTCCGGTGACCTTCGTCTGGCTCACGCCAGGTGGATGATCGACGACATCAAGCAGAACGCGGTCAGGGACAAGTGGCCGGAGCAGAAGCTCTGGCAGCGGGTCGGCATCGTGCAGGGGATCCTGTGGTCGGAGAACGTCTTTTCGATGGTCGCAATCGACGACCAGAACCGGCCGCTTTTTCGGAACGCTCCGGCTGTTTCGACTGCTCCGGTCACGAAGACTTCGTAGCCGCTTTGTACGGATCTACTACCGTCTCGGTTCTGGACTCGCCAGCTGCCCGACCGGAGAATCCGGGAATGGGTCGATCACGACGGAAAGACACCCCAAGGCCCTACGATCAGGGGGACTGGGATGCCTGCATCGCGTGGCGGCGAATGTACGTCGCCTGCCAGAACGCTGGCTGGAACGTACGCGTGCCCATCGCCAACTTCCTCCAGGAGAACCGTAAGCTGATCCGCGAGGTGCGGTGCGATCAGAAGACCAGGAAACGAGCGCTAAGCCAGCTCCGCCGGGCCTGGGCCGCGTTAGCCGAGAGGAGCGACTGGGAGGCGTGTGTCTACGGGATCGCCGCCCGAACGATCGTCCTCGAAGACGAGACCCCGGACATGCACGAGGTCCAGGCGATCAACTTGTGCGTCTCCATACGGGAGGCTTTCCCGTTAGCCCCGCCGGGCTTCGAGAAGATCGGACGCTCGGCGACGAAGGCGGAACCAGGTAGCATCATCGCCGCCGGCGGTCCGGCGACGGATAGCGAGGAAGATGACGATGAATGAAGTCGGCCCCCAGACCCACTGCCCAGGGTGCGGGTTGCATCGGGATGCCGTCGTGAATGCAGTGGAGAACGACGACGGATCGTGGAAGTGCGCGAGCTGCGATCGGAACCCGCCACGTGAATCGACCGAGGTCACGGTCGTCCTGAGTTGCCCAGCGTGCTCTCAGACGAAGCAGGGCTCCCAGTGCGCGACGTGTGGCGGGCTAGGTAGCGTGCGCGTGCCCATGGGCGCGCTCCGCACCTACGACCCGCGCGAGAAGGCCGCGCCCCAGGTGCTGACGGAGGACGGCGCCGGGTAGAACGGTGGTGTGACAGCCACCGCACTCCGAACGAACCGCGAGCTACAGGACTACAAGCGCTCCATCTACCCGTACGTCGGCATCATCCGGGACGACGGAAGCGTCCACGGGATGTTGCCGATCGAGGACTACGGCCACCGCACCCAGCTAGCCGACGACGGGAGCGTCTACCGGCGCAAGCGCGTGATCGGCCGCTGGTACGCCGAGATCGGGAAGTCAGGCTACCGCGCTGCCTGGCTCGTTCGCCGCGACAAGCTCAACGATGTCCGGCGGATCGAGGCGCTTCGATGGCGCATCGCCCGGCGGCTCTACGAGGTCGCGCTTCCGGTCTGGGAAGACGTCTGGGAGCGATCGAAAGCGCTCGGCCGCATCTACCACCGACACTGGTCGAGCCACGAGCGGCAGTTCACAGAGTGGGACGATCGGGGCAACAGCGAGACATACACGCTCGAGGAGTGGGGCGATCGGAAGGGCCTGACGAGCGCGATCGACCGGCTGACCGCCATCGCGCGGCCAGAGGAGATCGCGCTGGGAGACGAGTTCGACGCTGCTCGGGACTACCGAGACGCGCTATCCCGCCGGCTCGAGATGCTGGATGAGGTCTTGGAGACCGCTCTGAAGGTCGCCGGATGCCAGGCGCCCGGCTACGACGGACGCTTCCACGAGAACGGGGAAGCGCTCTACCGAGCGCGGATCAACGGCCGCATCTACATCCTCGTGGTGTCCGAGCGCGGCTACGGGTTTCAGCGCGTCTGGCCGTCGCCCTCGGAAACCGAGCTGGACTTCGACTCGTCCTCGTCGGCGAGCGACGCCAGCTGATCCACCGCTCCCGCCTGCTCCTCGACGCGGACCACGGCCTGTAGCCCGTCCGGTCCCAGGTCCATGCTCTCGATCTGCATCTTGGGATTGACGAAGCGCTTGCCGCCGAGGGAGATCGGCTTGTTCTTCAGCCACGGCTCGCACTGGCCACCGATCTCGACCTTGAGTTTGCCCTCGCGCACGGCCTTCTCCATCGCCTCCTTGAACAGCTCGGGGGGATAGACCCGGCCGTTCTTGTTCGGCAGACCGTCCATCGGGTAGCTCACGCTGATCTGAAGCGGGTCGTCACTCATCGATCTCCACCCTCGCCGCAAAGAGATTCTGCATCCGCTTGCACTCCGGCTTCCAGCAATCGCGCCAGCCGTCGATGTGCGTCTGCACGACGTGCCGCTGGTGCCGGAACTGCGCCAGCTCCTCGAGCGCCTTCTCCAGCTCGTCCTGCCGCACGATGAGCGGCTTGAGCTTCCCGACCAGATCGTCGTAGGCGATCTTCGCCAGCTTGTCCACGGCCGACTGACCGATCCGCGCCTCGGTGAGCCTCGTCTGCGCTATCAACGACAGTCCTCCAACATGGTCGGCCATGCAGATGCCTGACGGGATGACCGTCTCCAGCTCGAAGGTGCCAGCGAACGTCGCGAGGTAGCCGCAGTCCACGCAGTAGAACTCGGTCGAGGAGACGCCCACTCGCTTCCAGCCGACTCGCGCCTGTCGATCGCACTCCGGGCACCGGATGTTCTCGAGCACCCCGACCGCGACCATCGACTCATCCAGGTGGTCCTTGAGGTTCCACGGCCCCAGCTCCGTGATGATCACGAATCGTCGCTCACCCCCAGGACGTGTTGAGCGCGGCGGCAGATCCCGAGCGCGCACTTGTCCCACGTCACGTCGCAGAGGTCGTCGGGCGGCCGGCCGCCGTGGTACGCCTGGTGGACCATCTGGGCGATCTGCCGGATCTCCGCCTCCAGCTCCTCGACCCGCTCGTCCTTCCGGCGCATCGTCGCGAGGAGGTCCACCGCGTTCTCGGGCAGGCCGCTGTTGTCGAGGAACGCCTGGATCTTCTCGACCGCATCAGCTGGCAGGATCATGCTCCAGGCGACAGGGTCGGGCGGCACGAACGTGCCGAGCATCCCGCAGTCGGCGCAGGCCAGCCGGATCGAGACGCCCGGATCGTGTGCGCCGGACGCGGAGGGCCGAATCTTGCCGCGCTGGCCGCACTTTGGGCATCGCAGCGCGTCTCGGATCGTCTGGTTAGCTCTGGTGGCTCCCGACACTCTCATCCTCCTGCGCGGGGAACATCGGCCCCGGCACGAAGACCGGGCTCGATGGAACTGAAACGAGGCCAGCGAAGGCCGATGATGCGGATGGTGGCGGATCGCCGCGCTGGATCAGTCCCGCGCGGACCAGGCCGGCGAGCAGGCCGCCGAGCGCCTGGCCGTCGTCGGCGTGCGGCACAGCGTTGGTGATCACGTCCGACGAGGTCCAGCCGAACTGGAGCAGCTGCCGGTAGATCGCAAGTACTACGCGAGCGTAGATCAGCCCGGTGTCGGCCCTATCGATTAGGCTCTGCCTGGTGATCTTGGCCCGGCACTCCGTGCATCTCAGCGCCTTCTCCTGGGCGAGGGCCGTCCAGAACGCGATCACCGGGATGTTCCGGCCGCAGTCGCACGTCAGTTTTTCCCTCATCTCACTGAGGTTATACCCGGACCAGCCGACGGAGACCCGGGTAGAACCTCACTGGAGGCATATCCGATGAAGCACAAGCTCACGATCGCCGTAGTGGGAGGCGTCCACGTGATCTCGGACAACGGGTTGATCGCGAGACTCTTCCAGATCCACCCAAACACGCCCTGGGAGATGGCGGTCGAGTCGCCGGCCCAGATCGGCGAGCACGTACGTCGAATGGAAGAGCTGATCGATCGCGCCGAGAAGCGCATGATCCGGGGGTTGATACCTGTACCAGCCAGCGAGTCAGGCGCCACAACGACCAGCGGCTACCCACATTCCACCGTCACCTCGAGCGAGTGCTCGGCGAGGGTGTCGCTCGGTACTCCCGAACCCCCACCGCCTGATGCTCGGCTGTCGGAGTTCTGGCGGCCGATCGAATCCCTCCCCATCAAGAGCTGCTACACGTGGCGCCTGAAGAAGGCCGGCATCAAGACCATCAACCAGCTGGCCGGCATGACAAAGAGGCAGCTCAGCGAGACGCCGGGCATCGGCCCGGCCGTGGTCAAGCAGGCGGAGCGCGGGATGACGAAACTCGGCATCCGGTTCGCGAAGAAGGTCAGCGCCGACCAGAAGAAACCGAAGCGCGAGTGAGCCCTGGGTAAAACCAGGGGTGTGAGGAGCAGGAACAAGACATGAGCGACATCCCCAAGACGGTCTTCCTCGACGCCGACGCCGTTCGCCGGACCATCCTCGATCTGCCCACGGACGTCGGCGCGCACCGGTTCATTACCGTCAAGGTCAAGGCGCTCCTTCACGCCTGCGGTCAGACCAATGGGAGCGACCGTAAAGCGGCAACCGAGCGGCTCGTGGCAGCTCTCTCGCTCCTCGCCGACATGGACGAGTTCCAGTCGTCAGTTGCCTGGAAGGGCGACCGCATCGAGAACGTCTACATTCGCGCCGTGGACGACAACGTCAATCTCGCCGACGTCATGCGGATCATGTACGCCCAGGACGTGCAGGCGGTCTGCGCGATGGTCCAGGAGGGGCATCGCGGCGTAGCCCGCGCGAGCGGCCTCGACTCGGAAGACGTGCTCTCGTGGCAGCGCGGCGGGTGCAAGATCCCGAACGCGGTCGCGAAGCTGATCGACATCGTCCACTACCACGAGCGGTGCGGCGCCGTGCTCACCGACGACCCGTTAGCGATCAAGGAATTCGTCGATGAGGCCGAACAGAAGCGTGCCGAGCGCATCACGCAGCTCGACGCGCTCCAGATCATCGTGCAGGAGGAAGAGGAGAACGAGCGCCAGCGCCGGGCGGAGGAAGAGGCTGCGCGGATCAAGCGCGAGCAGGAGGAGCGCGAGGCCGAGCTGGAGCGGCTGCGCCTGGAGAACATGCTCTGTCCCGTCTGTAAGGTCCGATCCAAACAGGACGGCCGCCGGCTCTGTCGGACATGCGAAGACGAGGCGATCAAGTCCGCGCTCGGGCAGGTCGAGGTAGTCGGCCTGGCGCCGCCCTTCGAGGAGGAGCGCGACTGGGAGGCGCCACTCGAGAAGCGCGCGGCGCGCGCGGCCTACGAAGCCGGCATCGACGCCCCCGTCGAGTACCACGCGATCGGCGCAGCCATCCTCCAGGTCGAGGGCCTCCTGGCCGAGCACGACCTGTCCCTCGCCGATCTCGGCTTCTTCGTCAACGGCTACAACAACGAGGAGGATGAGGAGAGCGAACGCTCTCCCAGACTCGCCCAGGCGGTCGACCGCCGGCGCGGCGACGGCCGTGTGATCGTGGACGGCATGGAGTTCTATCCCCACCGAGTGCGCGAGCGCCTGAAGGCGGCGCTCGAGAGCCTCAAGGTGGTAAGCGGCATCGCAGAGACCCTCGTCGAGGAGATCGAGACCGGCGGGGAACTGCGAGATGCCCTCGGCCACGAAGGATCCAAGCAGGTCTCGGAGCTGGACGCCCGCGTGGACGAGGTCACCCGGGATCTCAAGTACCTGCGAACGGAGCTGGTCCCCAGAACGGTGGACGAGCGTTCCGAAAACAGAAGAGCGAGGTAGAACGTCACCATGGCTACACCGCGATTCAAGCTGGAGAAGTTCCAGACCCACAAGACCAAGATCGCGAAGGCGATCAAGAAGGTCGGCGGAGCCGAGTGGGACCTGGCCAAGGGCTACCAGGGCCTCTGGACGGACTGCACCTCCCCGGACGAGTTCCGGGAGTTCCTGGCCGATCCAGCTGATGGTCTCGGCCTCGACAGCAACAAGATCAAGACGGCCCGCCGGATGATCTCGGCGCTCAAGAGCGTGCCCGAGAAGGCGATCTGGGAGCGCCTCGGCTGGAGCGGCGGCGTCTCCCTTCTCGAGCGCGTGCCCAAGGTGCGCGAGCGGAAGGCCGTTCACGACGAGGTGCTCAAGCGCATCGGGAAGTCCGGGCGCGGCAGGCTCTCGAAGGCCACCTACAAGCAGCTCCTCCGGGACCTGGCCCCATCGCTCGAGGTCAAGGACAGCGTCCAGCGCGAGAACGAGTGGGCCGCGCGGCTCAGGGAGCTGGAGCACGAGAACACGGTGCTCAAGCGCGAGTTCAAGGGACTGCTGCGGCGGCTACCAGTCGATCTGGAGGAGGCGGTCAGCGACGAGGCGTTCGAGATCCTCGGAACGAGGCGGCGGAAGCGCCGCGCTTAGACGTCGCGCAGTATCCCGCCAACCTTGTGCTTCTGGGTGTCCGACAGGTCAGCCCAGAACGGAACGATGTCATGCACCGGCGAGTTGCCGTTCATCGGTGACACCTCGCCGGCGGCCTCCAACACCACCTGGCGTACGACGTCCTCGCGCTTCGCGTGCTTGAGGAGTTTGACCGCCGTCTGGACGAGACGCGCCTCGGCCGCCCGCAGCCGATCTTGCAGCTCGCGCTCTCGCCCGGATTCGCTCTTGGTGGGCTCACGCTTGGTCGGCGGCTGAACGGTCATACTCACACCTCTTCCCCGTTATCTTCGCCCGAAGGTGGCTGTGGCCTCGTGAACCTAGTGGTAGCCGTGCTATCAACAGGTCCGCTTCCTGATCCAGTCCCAGTGCCGGAGATTCCCTCCTCGATCCGCCGAGAGAAAGACTCAGTAACACCGATGACACGCTCATACAGCGTATCTCGGTCAACCACTCGAAGCTCGTGCAACTCGTCGATGCGCTTCCTAAGTGCTTCGTTTTCGTCCCGCATCCTCTGAATGAAGCCGACCTGGCTCTCGTTGCACGTCCGATGGACCTCTCTCATGCTCGAGAGCATCGTTGTCAGCGAGTCGATCTTCTCGTCGATCTCCAGCTGGAGCGCCTGCTGCTTCTCGGTATTCCACCAGAGCTTCACGCCTGGTTGGGCGGGGTCCTCCACGGCGTGCCACTTGTGAAGGTCCGCGCTCTCTGTTCGGACAGCGGACACCAGCTCGAGGATGCTGTTCAGCTTGTCCTCTGGGCTTAGAACCTTCCGGTCCTTCCGGTCCTTCTTGTCCTGCTCGGCCTGCTGTTGGGCCTTCTTCTCGGCGTCGCGCTCTTTGAGCCGGCCGATGGCGTACTTGAAGCCCTCGACCAGCGCGAGGGCCATCGCGATAAAGGCCGCCATGAGCGCTTCGTTCATACGCCGATAGTAACAACCTGCGGCCCAGCGGCCCAGCGGCCCAGCGGCCTATCCGTGAACCGGCCCTACGACCGAATTAGGAGCAGCCTGTGGTCTCCCCGCACGAAACGCACACGCTGCACGTTCCGCTCGTCTGCGTCAGGCCACCGCAGCGCGGACAGATCTGAGCCTCGCGCGAAGCTCCGTTTATCGGAGGCGGCGGTTGCCCGTTGTTGTCGCCCTTGTTCTTGAGCGGGTGTACGTGAGCCAGGTCATGCCTGCCGAGATACTCGACCGCAAGCACCTTGAAGATGTAGTCGATGATCGAGGTCGCCGTCTTGACGTGCTCGTGGCCGACGACCGGACCGGCCGGCAGGAACCGCGTCCACGTGAACGCGTCCACGTACTCCTCGAGCGGCACCCCGTGCTGGAGCCCCAGCGAGATGGAGATGGCGACCGTGTTGAGGAGACTCCTCAACGTCGCTCCCTCCTTGTGCATGTCGATGAAGATCTCCCCCAGGGAGCCATCCTCGTACTCGCCGGTTCGCAGGTAGACCTTGTGACCGCCGATCGTCGCTTCCTGGGTGAAGCCAGTCCGCCGCTTCGGCAGACGGTGGCGGCGGCGGCGCGCGCGGACCTGCTCATCCTGCGCCTTCTCGGCCTCCGGCTCGTCCGGCTGACGCTTCTTCCGGCCCGACGTGAGCACCTGGCAGCCCTTGCTCCCAGCACGGAACACGGCCACCGCCTTGAGCCCCATCTTCCAGGCGTCCATGTAGAGCCGCTCGATGTCCTCGACGGTCGCCGTCTCCGGCAGGTTGCACGTCTTGGAGATCCCGCCACAGAGGTACGGCTGCGCGGCGGCCATCATCCCGAGGTGTCCGGCCGGTGAGATCGCGTTGCTGCCGGTGGCGCACGCGAATACGGGGTAGTGCTCGGGCTTGACGTGCGGCGCGTCCTCGATCTTCCCGTTGTCGTCGATGTACTCGGCCACCGCGCGCTGCTCATCCGGCGAGTAGCCGAGCGTCTGGAGCGCCTCGATCACCGCGCCGCTGGTGATCTTCATCATGCCGCCGCCGGCGAGCTTCTTCTGAGTGATCAACGCGAAGGTCGGCTCGATCCCCGTCGTGTCGCAGTCCATCAGGAACGAAATGGTTCCCGTGGGGGCGAGCAAGGACAACTGCGCGTTGCGGAAGCCGTGCTCGCGGCCGAGGTCCAGCGCGCGCTCCCAGGTGAGCTTCGCCTCGTCGCGGATCGGGCACTGGGGTAAGTCGTCGAGCGCGTCCTGGTGCATCTTGCCGACGCGGAGCATGGAATCCCGGTTGAACGGGAAACCGGCGAACGAGCCGACCTTCGCGGCGATCTCCGCCGACATCTCCCAGGCGGTTCCTCCCATGAGCGCCGTGACGGCCGAGCAGACTGCGCGGCCGTCGTCGCTGTCGTAGGGCAGGCCAAGCCGCATGAGCAGGCCGCCGAGGTTCGCGTAGCCGAGCCCGAGGGGCCGGAGCTGGTGGCTGTTCTCGGCGATCTTCTTCGTCGGGTAGCTCGCGTAATCGACGATGATCTCCTGGGCGAGGATGAAGATCCGACACGCGCGTCGGAAGCTCTCGGTGTCGAACGAGCCATCTGGCCGGAGGAACTTGACCAGATTCAGGCTGGCGAGGTTGCAGGCCGACTCGTCCACGAAGCCGTACTCGCCGCAGTTGTGAACGTGGACGCCGTTGGCCACGAACTGCGCCGCTGCGGGCACCCGCAGGTCGAAGACTTCCTCAGTGCCGAGCGGTTCCAGCTCCTCGAAAGCATCGATCATCTTGTCGGCATAGGCGCCGACCGTCTGGTTCATCTCCTCCAGGGCGCCCTGCCTCCGGCTCATCGGGGAGAATCCGATCCGTTGCTCGAACACCACCCGAGACGAGCGGCTGATCCTGAGCGAGTGCCGGGGCTTGGTCTCGTAGTCCTTGAGACCGCCGCGTCCGTCCGGCATCGCCTTCGTGTCATCACCGCCACGGTTCAGGTAGAGCTTCGATTTGATACCGAATCCCAGGAGCACGACCTGGACTTGTCGCAGCAGCTTGATGCTGGTGCTGTCGAGCCCGACGTACGCGTTCTTTCCCCCGGGTCCGTCGCAGCTCACGGTACCATCGGCTGTGAACAGCCCACGCAGCAGCGCCGCGATGGACGGCGAGTCGAGCCGAAGCGCCAGGTCCGTGAGCGCCTTGTGCTCTGACCCCCGGTCCAGTACGCCGTGGGCCGAGAACATCGAGACTACCTCCAGCGCCTCAGTCGCGACTCGCCAGCCGGTCGGCACCTCGACCACGGAGACAGGCCGTCCGGTCCGTCCGTCCCCGCTCTTGGCGGCAAGCCGCTGCTTGTGTCGGTTGAGCGTCTCCACCACGGCGCCGAGGAAATCGGCGCCCTCTCGACCGGCAGTAAGCATCAGCACCCCGCCGCTGATGCACCCGTCGCCGATGGCATAGCCGATCGCCTCGGCCAGAGCAGGGGGCAGACTCTCCTGACCGAACCGTCCTTCCACCAGCTGGAGCTTGTTTCCAGGCTTGAGGTCGGCCGCCTTCACGTAGCAGTTGCGATCCGCAGCCCAGATGGGGTGATCGGCCGTCACCTTCAGCGAGTAGCCCGATTTGGTGCGGAGACGGTACACCGGCTTGTGGCCCGTCGAGAACACGTCGGTTGCTACCTGCTCGCCCTCTGTGGTCACCACCCGAGGCGCGCGACCGACGAGATCCCGAATCGGAAGTAGTCCGTCTGCGGTAGCGACGAGCGTATCGCCGCTGACGCAGGGGTTCGTGGCCCGAATCTCGCCCGCGTTCGGCGTCGGGTTCCACCTGTTGATCGTGTCGTGGAACTGGATGCCGGGATCTCCGCATTCCCAGACGGCCGACGCGATCTTGCGGAGCAGCCTCCTCGCCTCGAGCTTAGTAGCCACCTCACCAGACGTGCGGAATCGCGTGGACCACGACTCGCCCTTCTCGGCAGCTCGCATGAACCCATCGGTCACCCGCACCGTGTTGTTCGCGTTCTGCCCGGAGACGGTGCGGTAGGCTTCACCGTCGATGCCTCCAGAGAAGCCGGCCGCGAGGAGTACCTTCGCCTTCTTCTCCTCCTGCACCTTCCAGTCGATGAACCGCTCAACGTCCGGGTGGTCGGCGTCGAGAATCACCATCTTCGCCGCCCGACGCGTCGTCCCACCGGACTTCACCGAACCCGCCGCCGTGTCGTACGCGCGCAGGAACGACATCACGCCCGACGACGATCCGCCGCCCGAGAGGGGCTCACCCAGCGCGCGCAGCCTGGAGAAGTTCGTGCCGGTGCCAGAACCCCACTTGAAGAGGCGCATCTCGGTCTTGATCCCTTCGGCGATCGACATGAGGTCATCTTCGACCGAGCGGATGAAGCAGTTGTGGACGAGCACGTCGCCGCAGAGGTACTTTCCCGTCCCGGTCTGGATGTCGTAGACCCGACGCTCCCCAACACAGGCGATCGATTCGACGGGCACGTAGCGCACGGGAGGACAGGTCTTGCCATCGAGATCCAGGCTCTCGTCCAGCTTGGCCTGCTTGTCAGCAGCGATGAACCCGATCAGGTCCGCAAACCGCTCGCGCTCCGACAGGTTGGCGATGGCCACAACCCACCGGTCGTGGCGGCCGGCGCGCTTCTCCTCGGCCCGCCGCAATCGCGCGTAGACGCCGAGCCGTGCGAGGATCTGCTGAACGCCCTGCATCATCTTCCGAGAGCACTTCGAGACAGCGACCAGCGCCGCGCTTCGCCTCAGACTCACGTAACCGTCAGCCTGGAACACGCTGCGGAGATAGGCGACCTGCTCGGTCGGTGTTCCAGTCAGCACGCGCTGCGGGACGACCTGGGACGGATTGCGCACCATGAGCCCGTAGTCATCGACGAACGGTCGCAGGTGCTCGCCGTAGAGACGAATGCGCTTGTAGTCCACCTTCGGATCGTCGGTCTCTACGTCGATCACGTTGTAGTGGGCATCGCCAAACACCACAGGCAGGTGCTGGAGCACCCAATTCCGCTCCTGCTCGTTGATCGTCTCGAACTCGACGATGAGCGACGCGGCGCTCTCAGGTTGACCGACGTAGCCATCCGTCTGAAGCCACCCGGCCAACGCCGCCTTGGCCACATCCGCGACAGACGCCGTGCGCGTATCCCAGGCGGCCTCCTCGGCCTTCACACAGGCGCGCATGTACATGCCCGGCTGAAGGTCGCCAACGGGCACCCACTCCTCGGTCTTCTTGCGGCGCTGAGTGTGCGCACAGACCAGGTGGTCGGCCGTCGCCTCGACCTGCCGCCCATCGGCAAGTTGGATCTTGTAGACCAGTTTCGTGTTGTTGTCCTTGGTCGCCTTGACCTCAGTCCACCCCGCCCCGTCGTGAACACGAAGGCCCACAGCGTTCTCCTCGACGATCCGACCGATGGGCATCAGGCCGCGCTCGGTCAGAACGAGCGAGTGGTATGGCTGGCAGGCCGACGACTGCGGTCTCGAGTAGCCGTCGCTCGTCTGCACCGCCTCGTTCAGCGACTCGACCCAGGCCCAGTTACCAGCCGACTCGCCCTTGATGCCGTAGATCTCGGCCAGGCCGACGTTGAACAGGACGGGCGAGTTGAAGCAGCCAACCTGGTTCACGAGCAGGTAGGCCAGCTCGCGGTAGAAGACGCGCGCAGTCGTGGCGGAGAAGTAGCCCTGCTGCTGGCCGGACGACGCTAGCGCGCTGGCGATCCGATGCACGACCTGCCGGACCGACTTCTCGGTCCTGGTCTCGGGCACGCCGCCCTTGCGGAAGTACTTCGAGACGACGATGTCGGTCGCGCGCTGGCTCCAGCTCGCGGGCACCTCGACGTCGTCCATCTCGAACACGACCGAGCCGTCGGTGTTCTGGATCACAGCTCGGCGACGATCCCACTCGACCCCCTCGAAGGGGTCGTCGGTGTCGGTGAAGTAGGGCTTGAGCTGAACGGCAGAAGTATTGGCGCTAGCAGCACTTAAAGCGGGCGACATACCGGTCTCCAGAGGTGGTAGAGGGACTGCTGGGTGTCCAGCAGGACGTATTCTACCGGGGCCTTCCGAACGATGCTGCCCGCATCATGAGGGCACCGGAGACCGAAATCAGCACTGATTCGCTAACTCAAACGATCTCGATCAGGTCGTAGCTGACCGGCTCGACTTCGTGAGAATCGTGAGTCCCGCAGACCGGGCACGGCACCATCGGCTGCGCGGCGACGACCCTCGCCGTCTGCTCCAGCTCGAGCGGCTCGGCCGACCGCCCACCGCTCGGACACCGGACGATCCAGCCCTCGGGAGCCTTCTTCCGGCCACCCGTCTTGGCCCGGAGCACCGCCAGGTCGGCGACCTGCTGGACCATCGCCCGTAAGTCCTCCAGTGTTCCGTCGTTACGGATGATGACGTCGAACAGGGAGTCCGGCGCGTCGGCGATCTTGTCCTCGGAGGGGTGCCCCCGGACGACGGGCACGCTCTGTCGGACCACGCGTACACCCAGGACGACCCCGTGGGAGCCCAGCGCGGCCCGTACGCCAACGATCTCCTCGTTTGGGTGTCGTCCGTCGCTGACGATCGTGCAGCGCTCCTGGGCGGCCCGTGTGCGTTCTACGAGCCTGTCCATCCAGACGGTCTCCCCGATCCGGTCCCGGGCCTCCTGGCCCTCGTCCTGCATGAGTTTACGCGGAGTCTGCCCGTAACGGCCGAACTTGGGGTCCTCCTTGACCGACTGCGGCCCATTGAGCACGTCCATCGGGATCCCCGTCTTGAGGTGGACGCACACCTTCAGGGGTGCCGCGTAGGCATCCCGCCGCGCGTCCGGGAGCAGCTCGGCCAGCACGTCGGCCGTCGTGTCTTTTCCGTGTTTGGCGTTACCCGCCACGACCACTAGAACCCGTGTAACCACGTAGCGTCTCCTCTCGGCGAGCCCGGCACCGCTTCGCGAAACCATCCTGCCAGCAGTCGATACTGAGAGGCTCGCCGCTGTCGTAGTCGAGCGCGTCGCACTCGCAACCACAGCCGCACGAGCACTCGGTCAGCGCTGACCTGCTCTCACGACGTACCCACGTTCTACCCGAGATGATCGACTGGTCGGCCTATGATCTCAGGGTCTTCAGCGGCCGGCGGTCGCACTCGATCGCCAGCTGGCGCATCCGCTCCCGCGTTTCGGCTCGCTGCTCCAGCTCCCGCTGCCGTTTCGCCATCAGCTCGGCCGTCATGTCCTTGGGGCTGACGATCACGTTGGCCGGCGGGATCGTGTTCGACGGAGGCACCCGGTAGGGATGACGACCACCGGCGATCCGGCCGCCGATGCCGCCGTACTCAGTGAGGGGTAGCTCGCGGAATCGCTCCACAGCTTCGGACACGCTGCTCGCGGGCTTGCCGGCGATGATGGACGGGTGGTGGAACGGTTTGCGCAGGAACTCCGGCCAGGGAACCGCTCCGAGCGCATCGACGTAGCCCTTCGACATCAGCAGCTTGACGATCCGCACACCCTCCTCGGGCGTGAATGGCGTGTAGCGGCGGATCTCGATGGACGGAGCTGTGCTGCCACGCTTGATGTTTCGCACCGACGGCTTGTCCGGCTTGCCGCCTGGACCGCCGCTCTTGCTGACCCCTGAGTCGACGAGCTTGAGGATCTCCTTCCTCAGCGCTTTGACCTCAGCATCGGACGGCTGAACCAGGGTGATCTTCTTGATGGCACCCTCGGCCAGTTTCTCGCGGGCCGCCACCGTGACGTATCGGTTCCGCGCGGACTTCGACAGCTTCTTGTAGAAGCGTTTGGCTGTCTTGAGGTCGCCCCGCTCCAGCGCGTCGGCGAGGAAAGCGAGCCGCGCTCGCTCCATCGTGACCTTCCCCTTGAGCTTCGCGATCTCTCGACGGAGCAGTTGCGCCGCGCCTTCCTTCCAGTCTCCGCCCACGTGGTAGGGAACATCCAGCGGTGCCGCCCCGCCGGTGAACATGCCCCAGGCGGCCTCGTCGAGCGACTCCTTCTTGCCCTTGGGCCACAGCTCGCCCTTCTTGACCCAGCCCTTGAACTTGCCGTTGCCGTAGAACACCGGCTCGCCGCGCTTCTTCTTGAGGCCGTCGATCAGCTTGCTGATGGCGACGTCGTCCATCGCCGCGATCTCGTCGGCGGTTGGGCTCTTGAGCTTCTGCTGCTTGGCGAGGTGCTGGGCGTAGGAGATCTGGGAACTGGACGCGGCCTTGCCCTCGTCCAGCCTCTTGCCCTGTTGCCGGCGCTTCTTGCTGGCCGCCTTCTTGCCGTGCCGGCGCGGATGGCCCCACGTCCCGCTGAGCTTCTTGGACGCCGCAGCGCTTCCCCGCTTCGCCTCCTTCAGATCCTTCCGCTTGAGACGCTTGATGAAGCCGGGCACCTTGTCGCCCGGCATCAGACCTAGCGCGGCCTTCACGCGCGGGCAGTCGTACCACGCGTTCTGTCCGCGCTTCGACCAGGACGGTCTTGAGCGCCAGCGATCCCACGCATCGGCGAGGGCACCGCGCTGATCGGCAGACAAGGATGCGAAGCCGGCGGCCTTCGTGGCCGCAGCTCTCTCCGCCAGAACTCGATCGTAGAGACTCACTTCCTCAGCGCCGTTCCTAGCACGTGGTCCTTGACGATCTTGCCCAGCTCGGAGACGTAGACGCCTTTCAGCTTCTTGTCCACGTGCCAGTAGGGCGTGAAGATGCCGAGCTTCTTGTCCTTCTTCCGCCGCGTGCGGCCGAAGATGATCGTGTAGGTGTCGCTCGGGTCGAGCCGAATCAGGACGCGGCCCTTCCAGTGCCCGCGAACGTCGAACTGGACGCCCGGTCCGGTCGTGTCCTCGGCGCCCAGGAACTTCTGGTCACCCTTGAACGAGAACACGTTCTTGATGCCCATCGCGCCGTAGTCGATCCAGCCAAGCGCCTTTCGGAGCTGCTTGAGGATCGTCTCGGCCGTGCCTTCGGCCAGGGTAACCCGGTCGTAGAGGCTCACTGCGCCACCGAGTAGCCGGTCTTGAGGTTGTAGCTGAGCCGCCCCTGCGCCTGGAGCTTCTTGAGCGCCTTGGCCGCCGCCTTCACATCGCTGCCGATCGCCTTGGCGATCTCACGCAGCTTCGCCCCCTTCTTCTTGCGGAGGAGGTCGAGGATCGCGCTGGTCTCGGGGGCCGCCGCCTCCTCGATCGGCCCCTCGTTCGCCTCGAGCGCCGCGCGAGCCGAGCGGGCGATGTCCTCGAGCCGGGCGACGGCCGCCTGCGCGATCCGGTCGTCATCCTGATCGAGATCCACGCCGACGGCGCGCGCGCCGATGATGAGAGCCTCGCCCAGCGTTGCCGGGGTGTCGTCGCTCTCCATCCGACTGAGCACGTAGTCCAGCACAGCTGTCGCGGCCTCGCCGACCTGCTCCTCGGTGAGTACAGGCGGAACCGACCCCTGCTCGGGGTCGGGGGCAGCCTCCGCGAGGAAGCCGGCGAGATCCTCGGCCACGTCCTTCAGGCCCACGGTGACCTCCCCGGAGCTAGCGGCCGATCAGGTCGGTCGGGTACTCCATGCCTTCGGCGAAGAGATCCAGCTCGTGGGCTGTAGCAGGCTCACGCTGCTCGGTCCGAACATCGACCTCCTCACGACCGTCCGGGGTGTAGCCCGGACCCTTCACGCCGGCGGTGCTGCGCGTGGCAGCCGCCTTCGCCTCGGGATCGGCCGGGGTCGAAACCGGACCGTACACGCCCTTGCCCGGACCCTTGTAGGGCTGGCGGAACTTGCTCTTGGACTTGCCGCCCTTCACGGGGATGTTGGCCTCCAGCTGGGCCAGCCGGCGGTCCATCCCGGTCAGGGTCGGGTCGTTGTTCAGCATCGCCTCGGCGAACTCGACGTCACCGTCGTCGTCGAACGAGCCGAAGTCATCGAGCGCCATTCCCTTGTCGCGCAGGTCGTCGAACGACTCGCCGTAAGCCGGCCGCGCGCCATGGGACTCCGTCTGGGGCTTCCTTGCGGGCCTCGGAGCGGGCTCTTCGTCCTCGCCCCGGAAGCGCCGGATCGCATCACTCAGGTTCATGACATCCTCCGTGTTCACTTGGTCCGGCGGGCCGGTGTCCTCGTCCACCTCGCCGGGCGTGTCGTCCTTCGGCTGGTCTTCCTTGTTCCTCTCGGCCTTGGGCACCGGGTTCAGGTTGGTCTGGGACTGGCCGGAGACGGTGATCCCGCCCGTGCGCAGTGCGCGCAGGCAGCCGGCGAGCCGGCGGGCGCGAGTGGGCTTCGCGCCCTTGATGACCTTCGCGCGGATGATCTTCATCTGGCCGTCGATGTCGCCGGCCTCCATCTCGGACAGCGCCTCGTCCTCGGAGACCTTGTGCGGCTTGTTGATCTTGCCGCCCCAGTGGGCACCCTGGTACTGGTCATAGCGGCGGAACAGCTGCTTGGCCTTCTTCCCGGAGAACACGATCGACTGGTCCTTGTCCAGCTCCAGCTCGCTCGTCTTGTGCCCGGACGGCGCCGACCCGCGCTCGCTGCCGGACAGCGCGACCATGTTGTGCATACCGAACTGGTCGACGAACGTGATCACGTAGCGCCGCCGCTCGCGCTTGCCCTTGAACTTGACCACATCGCCGCGCTTGAAAGAGCGCTCCTCGTGGATCAGCTCCTCGGTCTTCGCGCCCGACGCGTAGTTCAAGACCTTGGCCATCGCCTCGGCCTTCTTGTTCCCCTCCAGGAACTCGACGACCTGCTTCTGGTCCTTGCGCGCGAGCGCCTTGACGCAGGACGAGTCGAACTCCTCGGCCCCCATCATCGACCTGGCCCTCTTCACCCACTGCGGCCGGATGTCCATCTCGTCGAAGTGGTAGAGCCAGTCGCCGACACTGCCAGGCTTGCCGCCGCCGCGCTTGTAGCGCTTCATCTGCTCCGGCGTGTAGGTCTCGTCCAAGCACGGGCCGGCCGAGAACGACACGGTCGGCTCGGCGCAGTCGAGCACCTCCTCGACGAGCGGCAGAGCGTCCGAGCGGTGCTCGTCCAGCGTCATCGGCTGGGGGAAGTAGCCCGAGGTGTCCCCCTCCATCAGCGGCCGGGGACCGGCCGGCATGTCGTCACCGAACCACGGGCCGGAACTCGAGCCGCGCTCGAGGCCCAGGAGCATCCTCTCCTCGGGCGAGAGCATGTCGAGGTCGTCGCCCTCGGAGATGCCGCCGACGATCGCGAGCCGCTTGTTGATGCTGGCGCTCTCGATGCCCCGGACCTTCTTCTTGATCGTCTTGATGAGCCTGTCGAGGCCGGTCTTCCCGTGCTTCTTGATCCAGGCCCGGATCATGTCGTCCACGGTCATGCGCTGGAACGGGTCAAGCGCTTCGTCCAGCTGATCCGCTTCGGCCGCTTCCTCGGGTAACGCGAAGTCGGCAAACGGACCTGCCATCGCCAGGTGCAGCAGCTTGTCGATCGAATCGCTCATAGGTGGCCTCGGCTCAACATCTTACCCGCTCACAGCTGGGGGGTCGATCAACTTGGCGATAGACTCGTGATGGGACTGCGGCGGAGAAGCGCAACGCCGCCGACCGGGGCCGGTACCTCCCACTCCTTGTCGCGACACTTGGGGTCGTAGCCCTTGCACTTCCTGCGGCGCTTCATCCGCTCCTTGCGCTCCCGCTCGATCGTGGCCAGCCCGCGCCGACCGTAGAACGGGAGACCGCCGGTCGTACGTGAACCGAGCATCGCCGAGGTAGTCGCCTCGTCGATCGATCGGAACCGGCGGATGGAGTCGGTCAGGCTCACTTCTTGCCGATCTTCCTGAGCGTCTTCGCCAGCCGGGCCTGCTGCCCAGTGAGCCCCGGCTTCTTCGCGGCCTTCGCCAGCTCAGCTGCCGGGATCGTGCCCTTCTTGGTGCGCTTCTCGATCTTCGCCTTGAGCGCACCGGGCCGCTTGATCGCACCGGCGATCCACTTCTCCTTCCCGCCCTCGCGAAGCACGCCGGCACCGACGGGCGCCTCATCGGACTGGATGCCCTTGCCCTTGTGGTAGGGCTTCTCCTGGTCCTTCGGGTCACCGATGTGCGCCCGGAACTTGGGGCTGTTGACGTGCGCCTTCATCTTCGGATGCGTCTTGGGGTTCGGCCGCGCCTCTCGCAGGACCGTAGCGCAGACCGACTCTGCGTAATGCTTGAGGTCGGCTGCCGACTTCGGCGCGCCTTTCTTGACGGCCTTGATGTCAGACATCGTGCTGGTCTTCGCCGAAACGCGCTTCTCGTGCGCCGACATCGCGCCTTGCCACTTGCTGCCCTCTCGCAGCGCAGAGGCGCCAGTGACGTCAGCGCTGACAGGCGCCTCCTCGGACTTCTTGGCCGCGTTCTCGGCGTACTTCTTGAACGACGCCATGAACGCCTTGGGGTCCAGCGACCCGGTCTCGAGCTGCTTGCGGATCTTCGCCTCGTTCTTCTTCACGAACGCGGCGGCGACCGAGCTGAGCCAGATGACCTTGCTCGAGGGGAGCTTCCCCTTCATCGAGCCGGACATCATGTGCATCGCCAGGCCCTTCGCGAACTTGGTCGCGTCGAACGCCTCGACCAGCTCCTCGTCCTCCTGCTTCTTGCCCTTCGTCTTGGGCTTGGGCTTCTTCATCCACTTGGCGAGGAAGTCGCCTGCTCTCGCAGCGTTCTTGGCGGTGAAGATCTCGCCGAGGGACGGGGCCTGCCCGTAGGAGTCGCGCGACTCGTCGAGATCCTCGTCCTCGCTCTTCCCGGCCTCGGGGTGGAACGGCTCGTCGCCCTTCGTGGCCGCCTTCTGCTCCGGCGACATCTTGGCGAAGCGGGCCTTGTTCTCCTTCTTCCGCTGCGCGCGCGTCTTGCCCTCCCGCAGCGACGAGGCACCCTCGACGCCCTCGTGGCGCAGCGCTCGCTCGGCCATCTTCTGCAAGGCGACGAGGGTCTTGGTGGGGTACTTCTTGCGAAGCTCCTGCACCTTGGCCCAGATCTTCTCGGGATCGGCGGCCTCATCGATCGGCTCGCCGTCCTGCTCGACGTCGTCGAGCCGCAGCATGTCGCGCACGCTGAACGGCTGGAACGCGGAGATGGCCGGGCCGGACGCGACGGCCGACAGGTCATCGTCGTCGGTCTCCGCCCACTGGTTGTAGGGGATCATCGAGGATGGACGCCGCATGAACGCCGAGCCGAGCTGCATGTGGGCGCCCATGCCGGCGCCGCCCATCGTGGCCTCTTCCATCTTGCCCACAGCGCCCGCTCCTTCTTCCTGATGCGTTGTCACGTTAGTCCTCCATCGCGCGGAAGGCGGCGACGGCCGATCTGAGATCGGCGTCCTCCTCCTTCTTCTTCTTCGGCGGCGTGTACTTCGGCTTGCCCTTCTCGGGCTTGTAGTGGGGCTTCGCGCCCTTCTTGTGCATGTACCAGGCGAGCGCCCACGGGTTGTCGATGCTCTTCTCGTCGTCGCTCTTGGGCTCGTCGGCGTACTTCTTGAGCTTCTCCGCCGGCTCGCCCTTCATCGCCCTGACGGAGCCGGACCAGCCGGGCGGGGAGACCTCGGAGAGACCCTCCTCGGCCAGCGCTTCCACGTCTTCGGCCACGGCCGCCGCCTTGACAACCTCGTTGGCCGCCTTCTTCTTGTCCCAGTAGTTGCCGACGTGGCGCGCTTTGCTGCCGATGCCCACGTAGGCCGCCCACGCCGACTTCGACGCCTTGGTGTCGCGCCCAGGCTTGCTGATCGAACCGATGTCCTTTCCTGACAGAGAAACGACCCAGAGCTGGTGCCCAAGCATCTTCTCGCGCCGGATCTTCGGCTTGACCTTGGCCTCGTCGAGCGCCCCCACGTCTTCGGCGCGAGGCGCGGGAGCGTCCTTCATCAGCCCGGTCACGTACTTCTTGATGTGCTGGACCATCAAGGACTCCTTGCCGGGCTTGATGGTCTTCTTGCGCATCCTCTTCTTGTTGTAGTGGCCGGCGATCTGCTCGACGTTGATCTTCGGGCCGGCCGAGCCGTCCTTCAGGAATCCGCCCACGATCGCCTGGAACTTGTAGGGGTCGTTGTGCCACGCCACGTTGTGCTTGATCATCGCGGGGGTGATGTTGCCGGCGCGGATGTGGACCGACTTCGCCTGGCCGAACACGTCCTGCGCCTTGACCGAGAGGTAGCGACCCTTGTAGAGAGGCGCGAGGGCCTTCTCGATCTCCTTCGCCATCTTGTCCACGTCGCTGCCGGTCGGCGCGGCGGCCGGCGTCGCGAGGATGTTGTAGGCGGTCTCGGTCATCGCCGGGCCGGCCGCGTTCCGGTGAACCCGGTCCTCGTCCAGATCACCGGAGAGCGAGTTGGCCAGCACATGAGCGGCGCCGGGCGCTCGCAGAGCGGTCGCCTCGCAGAGGGCCTCGGCCTCGGACCAGTCCTCGTCCTCCTGCTTGATCCGGCCGCCCTTCTCGTCGTAGCCGCGCTTCTTGAGCCAGCGGACCGCGCCGCCCCGGCTCTTGAACGTCTTGCTGGCCGAGTGGGTCAGGGCAGTGAACCCCGAGCCATCGCTGTTCGTGTGGAGCCCGAGCTGCCGATCCTGGCGGCCCTCCTCCAGCTGGTCCTCCTCGAGATCAACCGGCAGCGCGCCAGCTGACCCGTAGGAACAGCCGGGCGCTCGTCGGAGATGCTGCACGTCCTCGACCGCGATGTTGAGGATGTCGCCGGCGACGAAGTGGCGGACGGCCTTCGCATCCTCACCGGCGAAGCCGTACTGCCGGAGGTCGGGGACTCGGCCCATCCGCATGGAGACCTCGGCGACGGCGAACACCATCGCAGGGTCGTAGCCGCGATCCTCGGCGAACGCCTCGATCTCGGTCATGCGGCTCTTGAGCACCAGCTCGCGGGTGCCGGGCGCCATCAGCTTGGCGTCTCGGGAGAACCCGGACGACATCGACTGGCCGTGCTTCGTCGAGCCCTCCACGAGCGAGATCTTCAGACCGTCGAACTTGACCAGACCCTTCTTGGCCAGGACCGAAGCCGCCTTGCTCACTTTGCCGAAGTGCATCGCCCGGAACATCGGGTGGCGCACCACATCCGTCAGCTCGTTCTTGGGGAACATCGGACCGCCGGCCGTGTGCGACTTCTTGAGGTAGGTCATCAGCGCGATCTGCGCCTTGCCGACCGGCTTCGGAGGCGCCTTGGCCTCGGCTAACGGCCCCTGGTAGCCGGCGAACGCGCCGCGCGACAGGTCCACCATGACATCGAACGGGTCCTGCGCCTCGGCGACGGCCGTCGCCTTCTTGCCGTGCATCTTCTTGACGCTGCCGTCCGGGGAGACGATCGCCAGCACCTTGAACCGCTTGGGATCGCTGGGCGGACCCTCGGCGAACATCGGCCGGCCCATCGCCGGGCTCCAGTAAACGTACAGCGTCTTCCCGCTGATCTTCGCCCACTTCTTCGCGTTCTTGAGCATCTGCGGCGGGAGCGTGGTCTTGGACGGCTCGCTCATGGGATTCCTCGTCTCGCTCGATCGGGCGGGTTCAGGAAGACGATCCGGCGGATCGAGATCGACGGATCGACGGAGGTGAGAGCGTCGCTGCCCTGAGTGCGTTCGCCCTCGGAACGGAACCGGAACTTCACGCGGTTCTCGTCGGGGCGGACGATCGAACGCTGCCAGACCTCGACATCGGGAAGCGCTTCGCGGATGGCTAACGCGATCTGGTCAACCGGCCCGGGTGCGAAGAACGGGTCGTTGCGCGAGTACTCGACGACCATCGCATACGGGTAAAGCTCCGGGCAGTCCGCGACGGACTTCCCCGGAGCCAGGTTGTCAGACAGATAGCCCACTAGCGCGACCTCCAGACGCGGTTGGGAGGAGTTGCGCTACTCCTTCCGCACGGGAATCGGCTGGCGCGGCGACGCCACCTTCCCGGTACGGACCTGACGCCGCTTGACGGGGAACGGCGGCGCTCCGCCGATCTGGGAACTCGGCATCGGCCGGAACGCACTGTTCGGCGTACCGAGCTTGGTGTTCGGCGGCGTGGGGCCGTAGTCGGTCGTCGCTGCCGTCGTGACCTTCTTGCCGCCGCCCGCCTCGTCGAGGGTCTTGAGCGGACGACGCGTGAGGGTCACGCCCTCATCGATGCCGGCCAGCTTGTCGAACGTGCTCATTGCTTCCTCCATCGTGAATGGGAGGCCCTAGTGACTAGATGCCTGTGTCCACCTGCTTGAGATGCGTGTCGAACTCGCCCGACGACGAGATGTGCACGAAGACGCTCCCCCTGAGAAGCGAGAGCTTCGTGACCAGGTCGAGTGGCGTGGTGCCACCTCCGGGAAGGTCGAACTTGACCATACCGCCGGCGGGGATGGTCAGCGCCGACCCGCCTGTGGCTGGGATGGTGGCCGTCTCGACGGTCTCCCGATCGGTCGCCGACCGGATCTCCACCACGGACTCCTTGTGCGCGCCGATGTAGAGCACCGCGTTGATCGCGAGCTGATTGCGGTGCACGATCATCAGCTGATCGGTGTTCGAGACCACCGGCCAGTCGTCGGTCTTGACGTGGAAGTGGTGCTGGTGAGCCATGCCCTATCTCCTCGCTCAATCTCCGGTGACCACGGCCTCGAACTCGGTCTCGCTCCCGCCGGTAGTGACGTAGAGCGCGGTGATTCCGGTGTAGCTGGTGAGGTAGCCATCTCCGGGGCCAAACGGGAAGCCGATGTCCCCGATGTTGTTGATCTTGAGCGTGACCTCCTGGTTCGAGCGCAGGAAGACGCGCTTGCCGTTGGTGACGCCGGAGAACTGGACCGGATGATCGACCGTCGAGGGCGCGATCTTCTCAGGGAAGACGCCGGTGCCCTCCTCGATGCTGACCTCATCCCTGGTGACCCGGTTGATGGCCTGCGTACCGTCAGCGTCGATCACCTGGAACTGAGCTTGGATCTTGACGGTCTTCGACACAGGCGCGACCTCCGCTACTGACCGTGGATTCTAACTACTTGAGCCTAATCGCGGTATGCGCTACTCGGTCTCGTCCTTCGGCTCGGCCTTCGGCTTCTCGGCCGGCGCCGGAGGCGGCGGAGCTGCCTCCTCCTTCTTGACCCGGCTCGACGTCTTCTTGCTGGTCTTCTTCTTGGTGACCTTCGGCTTCTCGGCCGGCTTCGGCCCCTCGACCACCTTCGGAACCGCCTTCGGCTTCGCCACGGGCTTCGGTACCAGCTTCGGCGGCTTCGTCTCCTCGACCTTGGGCTCCGGGTCGGGCGCGCGAACCGACAGATCCTTCTCGGGCATCGGCGTCGTCATCGGCTTGGGCGCGGCCTTGGGGGGCACGGGCTTCGGGAACGGCGGCAGGGGCGCGGGCTTCGGCTTCGGCTTTGGAGCCGGCGCCTTCACGGCCTTCCCCGCATCGAGCCGGTAGAGCACGCGGTTCTGCGCGCGGCCGGAGCCCTGCGCCGCGACCTTGACGCCCAGCTGGTCGAGCAGCTCGGCCCACGCGTCCTCGGTCGGCCGGAACGAGTTGAGCGGCGCCTCGAGCTTGGTGTTCTCGCCGTGGGTGACCTCGACACACAGCAACCCCTCTGGCCGGAGGCACTTGAGCAGGTTGGCCAGGACGACGGCCGGATCGGTGCACTCGTCGAGCCCCTCCGGCCAGAGGATCAGGTCGAACGGGCCGAGGGTGGACTTGGGGCTCGGCCAGCCGAGGTAGGTCTTGACATCGACCCGCTCGTGGGTCTCGCGCAGGAGCGAGACCACCTGGTCGACCGCCTCGCGATAGCGCGCGCGAGGCTCGATCGCGACGGCCTGCTCGGCTCCGGCCAGGAGCGCCTCGGCCACCAGCCCGCCGTTCCCTGCGCCGACGATCGCGACACTGTCGTCCTCGGCCACCTTGAACCCGAGCTGTCCCTCCATGGACCGGAGGTACCTCTGCGGATCAGCCGGCCCCGGCAGCTCAGCCTGGTGCCGGAGGAACGCGACAGAGAACGTGCCGGCGTCACCGTGCCGGAACGCGGACGAGGTGGAGAGCGTCGCCACCGCGTCGATCAGCTGTTGCTCGTCCATCAGAAGAGGCTCCTTCCTGTCTGCTCGTAGTGCTCCTTCGCGAAAGCGTACTTGGCCCTGTCCAGCGCATCCGCAAACGAATTGGCGAGCACCACCTTGGTCTCCGAGAACACCTCGTCTCGGCCTGATGAGTGATTGATGTCGTCGAGGAAGTTCTCCGGCACGAACTCGTAGCGACTGCTCCAGTAGTCGGCATCGTCCTCGTGCCCATGGAACTCCTCGACGCGAAGGACACCGTCCGGGTGGCGGAGGAGCACCCCGGCCGGCATCACCTCGCCGCCGACGATGACCGACCACTGGACGTAATCGAAGCGTTGCAGCTCGGACTCTCGGTGAGCCGGCATCTCGGACAACTTCTGCGTAGCGAGCGATTCGGCTGCGTCCTCGTAGTCGTCGTAGTACGCGAGCCTGGTGTTCCACACGGCATCCTCGCCTGGCTTCCGCCTGACGAACTGCCACGCGGTCACCGGCCAGCCCACATCCTCGACCACCGTGACCTTGTCCGGCCCAAGCGAGATGACCTCGCTGACACGAAGAGTACGCACACGGAAAGGCCCAGGCCCGGACTCCTCGTCGTTGCCGATGATGACCGCGAGCCTGGACCTGCCGACGATGACATCCATGACCTCGCCAAACAGCTCCTCTGCGCCGACCTCCGGGAACTCGCGCACGAGACCGTACTTGCCGCTGTCGATCTGCGCCTTGAACTGTGCAAGGTCCATCAGCTCCACTCCTTGCTCTTGGCGCTCGCCTTCAGCACGGCCTTCATGTCGCTCTCGCTGAACTGGGAGACGATGACCTCTTCCACCGGACGGGGAGGCATACCGATCGTGTCGATGCCGGCCTTCTTGAGCTTCTTGATCGTATTCGAGCGCTTCGGCTCGGCCAGCTTGTAGAACAGGACGTGGTGGAAGATGTCGATCTGGTCCATCGCCATCGTCTCGGCAGAACCAGACGAGTGCTGACGAATCTCCGTGAGCAGCCGCTCCTCGTCCAGCGACCTGTGCCGTTTTTCGGTCCAGCTCTTGGAGACCTTCGAGCCGTAGGAATCGCCGGGCACGGCGTAGGTGTTCGTGTACAGGTGAATGGACGGGTGGAACACCATCCGCGTCTCCACTCTGCCCATTGTGCCCATGACGTGGTGAGTACTGACCTTTCGGTTGTAGAGGAACACCGAAAGCCCTCCACCAGTCGCCGCGTCGGCGCTGGCCGAGCCTTCTGTACCACCGGACGGCGTCAGAATACCGTTCGCCGTGCGCTCGGCCGACGACATCATCGTGCCCTGGAGGATCTTGCCGAGCCGGTCGCTCGACTGCTGCACCGGAACATGCGGATCGGCCAGCGAGAGCTGGTGGATCATTGCCTCGTCGGTGTAATCGAACCGCCGGTGGGCGACGCGATTCGCAACACGCTTGGCCTGTGGACGCCACGCGGGATTCGGCACCTTGCCGTCTCCCTGCATCATCACCTTGCCGTGGCTGCCCGGTACCGTCTTGGGTGTCCCGTTCTTCGCCAGCTGCGGAGCATATCGCGGATCGTAGCCGACCTTCTTCTTGAGCTTGCCGATCCAGAAGTCGATGCGCTCCCTGCGGGTGCCACCGGCCGGCTCGACCTTGTGCCACCGAGCATCCGCGCCGCCGCTCACCGCCGTCCCGTGCGCGCCCTCGATACCGAGGAGCCAGGCCATCTTGCGCACATAGTTCAGCTCGTGGTCCTCTTCCGAGGCCGGCCGCGCGTCGATGCCCAATACCTCGAACGCGCGCTTCATCATGGCGCGCATCTGCTCCTTGTTCGACCCCTTTGGGAACTGAATGGTGGTCTTACCGGAGAAGGTGGGCAGCCCGGCTGTGCTCTGTGACACCGACTTAGGATCGACGTCCGCCGTCTTTCCGGTGTTGTAGCGAATCACGAAACGGCTATCCTTCTCGCCCGTCGCGACTCCGCCCAGCTGTGTTACAGCATCCGTCAGATCGATCTCGTAAGCGGATCCTCCGGCGTACCAGGCGTTGCCCCACGACCCGTCCCACTTCGAGCCTCCTCCAGCCTTACCGCCGGCAGATTCCTGCTTCGCGCCGATCGGCTGCTGGGGCCGAGGGTACTTGACGGCGTCCTTGATGACGCTTGCCGCCTCTCCCCCACTGCTCCAGGCGTCATACTTCTCCTGCCACACGACCATCGCTGCGGCGTGCTTGTCCTTGATCCCCTCCACCTCCTTCTCGTGCGCCGCCTTAGCCTCCTCGACAGACTTCGCGTGCGCTGCCTCGACATCTGCCTTCGCCGCGTCTTGGAGCTTCTTCAGCTCCGGCGTCAGCTTGAACGGCGTGATCGTACGATCGGCCTCTGGCACATCGTCCTTGGCCTTGAACACGAACCCGTCCTCGCCGCCCTCCTCGCCGAACTTCAGCAGCTCCTTCTCGTAGTGCGCTCCGGCCGCCGCAACTACCGGATCCGCGCTCAGCTTCATATCGCGGCTGGCCTTCAGCCCCTTCAGCCAGTAGACCGAACCCTTCGGCTGCTTGACCGGCCCGCCATCCAGCAGGTAGTGCTTGCTGACGTACTTCTCGACCTTCGTCCAGTTATCTCCGGTGACGCCGCCCTTGGCGAGCCCGGTCATGCCGCCTGGATCGCCACCGGTCAGCGCTTGCATTCCCAGAGACTCGTTCGACTGGTTGAACGTAGGCTTGGGTGGAGGCGTGAACGGCGGCAAGTACGGCTCTGCCGGCTTGGGCGGCGCAGTGGACCCACCCGAATACCCGGGCAGACGGGACTGCAACGCCGCGCGAGCCTGGTTGTCCAGCCGGAAGTCCACCATCGGGATCTCGCCAACCTGTCGGAACGTGACACGACCGTCCTTGATGGCATCACCGCCCACGGCCATGTCGTAGCCCTTCACGCCCCACTCGGCGATCGTCTCCGCCGTCGGCACGTGAGATGACTCGGGCAGCTTCGACTCGTCCCATCCGGGCGCGTCAGCGCTGCCCTGGATCTCGTCGGCCAGCGGCGACATCTTGGCCGCTTGCTTGTCGGTAACCGCTCCGGCCGCGAACTTGTCTAAGCCGAGCTGCTCGCGGACGTCGGCCTCGATCTCGGCCAGGGGTCTCGTGTCCCCGTGCGCGGCGAGCGCCTGTGCGCGCTTCTTCGCCAGCATCGAGTACAGCTCAGCGACCTGCTTGCGGATCGACTTGCGCCGCTTCTGCATCCCGTCGAGGAAGCCTTCGACCGTCCTGTCCTTCGGGTTGTGGGAGTATCGCGAGAGCCGCTGCTCACCGTCCCGTTGCGCGGCCGACACGGCTCCCTCGGCATATGGACGCCACATCTTGTCGTAGACGTCGTCGGGAATGCCCTCGGCGCGCTGGATCATCTTCTCGAACGCCGGGTCTGTCAGCGCCAGGAGAGGGATCGCGGTCTGGTCGGGACCCAGGTCAGCGCCGGCCGCCCAGTCGTAGAGCATCCGCTTCGGCCACCCCTTGTTGGCCTCGAGCGTGGCCTTGCCATCCTTGTTGGCGATCTTGCCGGTAGACCAGTCCCAGTGGGAGAGCAGAGTACCGCCCGAGTCGAAGAACTTGCAGCACTGCCCGTGGTCGATCCCGGTGATCTGATCGGACTCGTCGAACACGAAGTTGCCGCCGTGATCGTCCTTGTCGTCGATCAGCCAGTTGCCCACGAGAGCCAGCTGAAGGCCCTGCGCCAGGCGCTTCCGCTCATCCTCGGGCGGGTTGGCCTTGCCGCTCCCCGGAAGACCCAGCCACGGCTTACCGCCGTGACCGTACTTGTGCCGCAGGTTCTTGGTGACGCGGAAGAACTGCACGAAGCCGGTCTTGCCGCCTCGCGACATGACGTAGCTGTTCGTGCCGACGCCTCCCAGACCGAGAAGCGACTGGACCCGGTTGGCAGCCGCCTCGCCGAGCGCTCGGTAACCGTCGTGCTTGAAGAGGAACTGAGCCGGCGCGGCGCCAGCTCCGGTGTGCTTCTTGCCGTCGAGTGCGGCCGACAGGAACTTCTTGGTGCTCCCCTGGGAACCGCCGCTGTCATCGAGATCACTACTCGAGCTGGTCCACGAGCTGTCGATCGGAGGAGCCGTCGTCATCCCGGAGACCAGCCCCAGGCTGGCGAACTCGTCCAAGTCCGGCTTGCTCATGCCGAACAGCTCGGCCACGGACATCGACCCGCCGTAGGCGGCTCCGGCCGGCCCTGTCACCTGCTCCGGCACAGTCGGGGCCGCCGCGACCGCCTCGCACTTGGAGATCAGCTCGTTGAAGAGCTGCTTCTGCTTCTTGTTCTTGAACGGACCGCCGTAGTAGCCGCCACCCTCCTTCTTCTGATAGGTCTCATGGGTGAAGCACTCGTTGACCAGATCTCCGAGGGCCGCGAGCTGAGAATTGGTCAGCGCACTCGAGATGACCTCGGCCGACAGCGCCTTGTAGGTCTCATATGCCAGCCAGTCGGAGTGCTTGATCCCGACAAGCGCCTTCTCGAGCGCCGCCTGCACGAGCGGCTTGCCGATCGTGAGCTTGGTGCCGGCCGCAAGATGGGCATCCTTGAACTGCTTGGCGATGCCGCCGGCAACTGAGCCCAGCTGGGTCTTGAGCGCGCCGGTCTTCGTGAACGGCAGACCTCCGCCGATGGCCACCGATACCAATCCGTCGAGGAGCTTCTTCTGCTCGCCGGTCAGGTGGTGCGGCTTGGAGATCTTCGTGACCTTCGTCTTGCCCGAGACGGTCGGTAGTGCGGGCTTCTGCGGCAACGGCTTCGGCTCGGTGTCGCCGGTCTCCGTCGCGTTGATCGAGATGCTGGCCGCGCCAAGTTCCTCATCCGAGCTAATATCGATCGGCGCAGTCTCAGACTTCTTGTGGATCGCATCCGTGATGGGACCCATGTCACCACCAAGATGATCCTCGGCCCACTTGATCACCGCGTTGTGCAGTGCGCTACCACTGGGAATAACACCGGGCGGTATGAACTCCGGGTCTGCGATGACCCAATCGGCGAAGTTGTCGATGTCATCCTGGGTAGGAGCCGTGGGGTGATCCTTGTCCCACTTCGCGCTCCACGGCGGCCAGGCTTTCTCGGCCAACCACTCCTGATGGTGCTTCTTCGTGATCTCTTTGATCGCCTCCGGCCATCCGCCGAGCTTGACGACGGATGGAGTGTTCATGGTGAAGACGCCATCCACGTAGTGAAGCGCGTACCCCTCGCCAGGCGCGGTCTCCTTATCGCCAAACGCGAAGTCCCACTCGTCGTGAACGAACTGGATGAGCTTCTCGGGATTCCACCGCTTGAGCACGACGTAGAGAGCCTTGGCCTTCACGTCGTTCTCGAGCTTCGTGCCCTTGACCTTCTCGATGTGGTACTTGCTCATCAACCCGATGAACGGCATCCCCCAGAACTGGTCGATGTGCGAGATGATGGCGGCCGGCTCGAGCGGAATCACATCGCCCGGCGCGATCGAATCCAGCGCGTCCTCGATCTCCTTCAGGAAGCCGGCCTCGTCAGGCTTCGCTCCCACCTCGTCCTGGAGCTGCTTCATCCCGGACTTGTTGAGGTGGACGATCCCGGCAGCCTTGAGCGCATCGTGAACGCTCTTGCCGGAGTCGACGGCCTTCTTGGCTACCGCCATCACGGCCTGTTTCTGATCCGCGTTGAGCTGCTCGAGGCCGAGGTTGGTGTAGGACACCACAGCGTCCATGGATAGCTCACTAGCCGCTACCGCCGATAGACCCAGCCCCTCCGTAGATGCCTTGTCCTTTATCTTGCTCGCCAGTGGCCCGTGACCGAGATCGGCAAACGCGGACTCAATCGCCAGCGACTTCGCGATGCCTTTGATCTGAGATTGCTTGCTCGGCGTGTAGGCGTGCAGCGGCTTCGGTACCGAGTACCACTTGTCACGCGCCTGATCGATGAACGCCAGCGCTGGCTTCAGGCCGAGAACTTTGCCGATCACGCCAGCGCTGGCGGTCCGCATGGCCTTGACGGCGGTGACCTTCTTGAAAGCGCTACTGGCCGCCACGTCCAGCTTCATCTGGTCCGACACGATCTTCATTGCCGTCGAGACCAGCTTCGTCGCCTCCTCCATATCGAGATCGTCGAGCGAGGAAACCGCGACCTCGTCCTTGATGGACGTCCATAGCTGATTGGAGGCGGTCTCGCTCGATGACGGAAGCATCCAGCCGACCACGGGTGTAGCGACACCGGCCTTCTTGAACACATCGTGCGGCAACGGGTTGAGGGTTCCCTTGCTCACACCATCAAGGTAGGCGGCCTTGAGATCGGTCTTGAGCGCGGCCAGCTCGGAGGCCGTCAGGGCATCCACCGATTTCGCCACCGGCTCCGCCGGCTTGGGCTCTGGCGGCGGCTCGAGCACGGCCGTTGCCGTAGCGGTCGCCGCCTTCTCCTTCTCGGCCGCGACGTGCGCGACGACATCGAACTCCTCGCCGCTCGGCCCGAACACCTTGTTCTTGCCGAAGTCGTAGGAGACGTTGTCCAGCGGCGGGGGCTTGAAGTTCTCATCGCTGTAGCCGCCAAGGTGCTCCTGGCCGGCGCCGGACTGCTTGCCGCCGAAGTGGAGCCACGCCTCGATGCTCGCGATGGTCTCGTCGACCTTGGAGGTATCCTTGCCCTTGGCAGCCAGGTTCGCGCGCTGGCCTTGGTACTTCTCCAGGTTGCTCTTGGCCATCGGCTCGAGGTTCTTCCACCTGTTGAGCGCCAGCTCCAGGTCGGCCGCGCGCGCCTTCACGCGCAGCTCGTCGCACGCAACCGCGACGTCGGCCTTGTGCTTGGCCTTGTCAGTCTTCGCCTTGCCGGCCTTGGCCTTCTTCTTGGCCATCTTTGCCAGCTGGGCGTCCAGACCCTTGCGACGGCTGATGATCGTGGTCGAGACACGCGCCAGGATGACCGGAGACGCCTGGACCTCCGGCTTCGGCGTCGGATCCTTGATCTTGATGTCCTTGTCGCAGTCGGCTTCGATCAGGGTTGCCCAGTTCATGCTGTCCCTACAGGTGCGACGCTCGATAGCTCGGCTTCTTGCCCCCCGTTCGGAGCGACCGGCGGACAGGTTTACCCTCGGTAAGGGTGAGCATTCTACGAAACGCATCCTCGTGGATCTCGTAGGTGAAGAACCGGCCGTTGCACTCACCACACTTGCGCTCGCGCTTCTTCAGGTTACCGAACTCGAACGAGCCCTCGTCGATTGGACGCGTAGTCTTGGTGACCTTCGAGCCGTGGTGCGTGCAGCGAGGGCATCTCATCGACGGCGGAGCCTGCCCGCGCCGGCGCGCTTCTCGGGCGCGACGCGCTTCTTGCCGGAGGCGTCAGCTGGGTGCATCCGCCGCTTGTCCTGGGACTGGCGGATCCGCTTGTGATAGTTCGTCCGCTCCTGCCGGTTGTAGCCGGCCCGGTTGAACCGGCGGGACGCGAACTTGTCCGAGAGCCGCCGCATCCGGTTGGTCAGACGGTCGGCCTTGTGGGGCTCGCGGGTCGTTGCGATCTCGCTCAAGGTCTTGAGCGGCCTACGACTCAGCCGAGGATGATCCACGACGAGAACCCCCCATCACCAGAGCCATCGGACGTGAGCGGAGGATCGTAACCGTAATCGTCATCGTCGCCCCAGTCGACATGGCCGCCGGAACTCCATTGAGGACCGACCGGCCGTGCGCTCCCGGACGTTCCCAGAGTCGGCGCGAGGACGACGCCGGCCCTCATGTGCTCCGAGATGTAGTAGACCACGCCGCACAGCGCGTCCGCCAGATCCTTCGACTGCTTCGCGGGGACGATGACCTTCTTGCCGGACGGGTGCAGCTCGAGCACCTTCAGCTCGGACGCCAGGTTCTCGGAGACCGGAGCCACCACCCGGCCCTCGTAGAGCGCCTGCCGGGTCGCGATGTAGGGCTTGAGCTTGAAGCGCCGCTCACCGATCTCCTCGGTGCGCAACCCCTTGCGTTTGAACATCTGGAGGTTGGACGGGGCGAGGTACTGGTCCATCGAGACCGACCGGATCGGGACCCCGCCCTTCATCAGCTTGTAGACCAGGCTGCGCACCTCGCCGTGATCGACATCGCCGCCGTCTGGCGCCACGATCCGCAGGATGCAGTCGATGTGGACCACCACCGCATCCTCGCGGCGCTGCTCGCCCGTCTCCGGGTCGCGCCGGGTCACCGGAACCGAGCCGGCCACATGCCCCATGCAGAACCCGGTCGCGCACTGGCTCGTGGAGAGATCGATGTGGACGTGGCGGACCGAGCCAGGACAACAGGCCGGCACCGGCTCCTTGTCGACGTTCTCCCCCATGCACATCTTCCAGTTGAACCGCAGCATCCTGTCGGTCCTCCACTCGGAGGTACCGAACCACTGCGGCCTGGCGTGATCGAACATCTCGTCGATCGCCTGCCGCCTGGTGATCCACAGCTTGCCGGCGAAGTCGGTCGCGATGCCACCGAAGTCGCGGACCGCGCCGTCCGTGTCGTTGATGAACTCCTCGTGATAGTCATCGGGATACTCGAAGACGATCGTGTTCTCGTCTTCCTCGACTTCCTCGCCATCCTCGAGCAGCCTGCTCTTGCCGCTCTTCGGAGACACCATCACCTTGTGCCACTTCTGGTCCGCGAACGGCTCGGGGTGCACGTGCCATGTCGCATAGTCGCGGGCGAAGACGGTCGGGTCGTCGTCCTTCATCGCCTGCTTCAGATGGCGCTCGGTGAAGTCCTCCGTCGAGCGCTTCGACGAGATGAGGAACACCAGGCCGGAGACTCCGTGTCGCTCGTAGCGCGATTTCACGCGCCGGGCGAGCGCGTTGTAGATCATTGTTGCTTTATCATACGCCTCACCGCTGGCGCTTCCTGTAGCGACTTTGCCTTCTCCCATGAAATTCGATTCATCAACCAATGCACAAATTACGTTCAACCCGAGTGCGCTTGCATCCTGTGACGCGCCGCCGACGATGTAGACGCCCTTCTCCTTGAAGCGGACCTCCTCCATCGTCTCGACGAACTTGCCACGGAACCAGTCGGCGAGGTTGAGCTTCTTGCAGAGGCCGCCGAAGACGACGCGCTTCGCCTGAGCGACCGTGCGAGAGATGGGGACGACGTGAATGGGCTCGCCGGCGCCCAGCCCTAACGTGTGCTGAGGGTTCTTCAGACAGAGCAGCTCGTAGAGCACACGCATCGTCGCGAAGGTGGCGAAGTAGTCCTTGAGAATTTCGAGGTCAGCCCCATCCGATGGCTCCGGTGTTCGACGAAAAAACACCAGAGCGATGGATGGGACTGACCTCTTCCTCCTCGCTGTGTTGAGTGCTGATGGCGAAGTTCCCCGCGCCGGGAACAGACAAGCAGTAGACCGGACCTCTTCCTATCTTCTCGACACTCACGACGAAGTGATTGCCGACCACTCCGCCTAGTTCGGCCCACTCAAGCCCCTCGCGGTTGAGCAGCTTGTAGATCGTGCTCTTGTAACAACCAAGTGAGTGCGCCGCCGCTGTAACAGTGGCGGCACCAGACTGGATCGCAGCAACCACGCGCTCCACCGTGAGCTTCTTGTCGTGCCCGCGCAGCAGCTTCGTCCAAGTGGTACCGCGTGCCCGCAGGAACCGATGAAGCGTCGAGCGGTCCCGATCAAGATGCTTGGCCGCTTCGCGGGCTGTCCTCGCCCCACCCTCGATCACCAATCGCACGGCAGCCATCGTCAGGTCGTCTTTACCGCGCCGTCTGCCGCGCCGGTTGCCGAAGAACTCGGTCTGCGTGTAGCCGTTCTTCTGGAGCACGTAACGAATGCGTGAGTAACTACACTCAAGCGCCTCCGCCGCCTCCTGTAGACTCGCGGCACCAGTAGCGCGAATCGCATCAATCGTGATGTCTACTCGCCGCTCCTGGTGGTGCAACCTGAAGTGATCGAGCCACTTCATCCACGTGAGGTTCTCTGGTGTGTTGTTGCGCTTGTCCAGATCCTCATGGTGAACGACACTGTGCCGCTCGCTTTCCTGCTCGCACAATGCCTTGGCAACGAGTCGGTGCGTGTAAGCCCACTCTCCTGACAGAAGCTGAGTTTTCTCGTAGCCGTCCAAATCGTCGCCGGCGCTCGTCGATGAGAACTTCACCTCGAATGGCATCAGCGAATCGCCGGGCCGCATGTCCCGGATCATCACCTTCTCGCCAGTGCGCCGGAGCATCTGGTGTCTGGAGTTCCCGATGAACGTCGAACCGTCGTCCAGGGTTACCTGGTAGTAGTCGTCCACGCCGGTCTGCCGGGGCTGGACCGCCTGCGCCCGCCCCAGCTCTCCGTTGACGTAGGAGTAGACCCAGAACGGCACCGAGTCACGCTGCCAGCGCTCTGCCAGCTCGGCGATCGTAGGAGCAGTCCCATCGAGAAGAGGCACCCGCGTGTCTGGGTGCAAGCAGAGCACGGCCTCCGCGTAGCCACCCTTCTTGAGTGCGCCCGCGTGGAACAGCTCGCAGATGTCCTTGCGTAGGATCGGGTAGAGATCCTTACCGGTCTCGCCGACGTGGTACTCAGACAGGATCCACTCCTCGATCGGGAGAGGCGTCTCCTCCCACTCGAACTCGGCCGCTTCGTCGGCTGTCTGGCTGGTGCCGGTGTCCTCGAACTCGCCGAGGACGATCCCTAACGCGGCCCTCTCATCGACCGTCAGCTGACGCACGGCTTCAAGCGCGGCGTTCAGCTTCTCGGTATTAGTCCGAACCGACCGCCAACGCCCGTGCTCGTAGCTGATCATTACACATCGTCAGTGTCGACAACTTGGCCTTCCACCGGCTTGGCCGACGCCTGCTCGAGAAGGGCCTTGACTGGAACACCCGACCTGGCGCTCTCCTTGAGAATCGCCTCGGTCGCCTCGAGAACACGGCGCCGGCTCTTGTCGTCATCGAACACGGCCTGCGGGGACTCCTTGCCGAACCGCTGAGTGAAGGTGACCTTGACCTCTTCTCGCCACTCGTGGTCCTGACCGACCTTCGGCAAGAACCCGGCGTCGGCGCCGATCTTGTGCCTGTTGACGAGCGCGTTGTTCATCACCATCAGGAACTTGGCCTTGAGGTGACCGTTGTCGGCCCCCAGGAACTCGACGTAGGCATCCTCGGCCACCTTCTGGAGCTTGGCCATCGTCATGCCGACATCGATCGCGGCGTTCTTCGGATCCTTCAGCTCGTCAGCTCGGTAGCCGAGCCGATCCTCCCACCACCTGATGTCCCGCTCGATCGTCTTCGTGGAGACGCCGTGGTCCTTGGCCAGCTGATAGACCGGCACGCCGGCGAGACGAGCCTCCCATACGGCGAGCCGCCTCTTATCGATCAGCGACCGGTAGCGACGCTTGTTCCGGCCGATCGCAGCCGCCTGCGTCGGTGTCACCAGAGAGCGCTTCGGGTTGTTGCCGGTCCCGTTGCTCATTCCTCGGCCAGCACCTCCTTCAACCAGGATAGCACCAGCTCGCAAGCCGCGCCCTCATCTAGTTTTCCGTTGTCCTCGGTCAGCGCTGACGCGAACTCGATGATCTCGGACTCGACACATGAACCGGCCACGCCACGGCAGGCGTATTTGACGTTCTTGCGGACACGGCCTGTGACGCCCCTGTGGGATGGCAGCAGGTCGCAGAGCTGGCGATCGGTGCAGAGCGCCTTCAGGAACTTCTTCTTCACGCGCGAGGACCACGCCTCGATCGCGCGCTTCGTTCCCTTGCGGCCGATCTCCTTGGCCGCGCCTTCGGCATCGCCCTTGGTTGGCATCTTGAAATCGTCATCGCTGCCGAACAGCTTGAGGATGAACTCCTGCTCGGGCTTGGTGAAATGACCAGCGAGCGCCCGCTTGACGGCCCCGTGCACGATCTCGCGCTTGGTGGCGGACATCTTCTTCCGCGTGAGGCCGGAGACGGCGCCCAGGCCGCCGGTCGGAACATCCACGGATAGGCCGACTGTACCGCGACGCGCCTTCTGCTTCCGCAGGTTGAACGTCGCGTTCATCACGGACCGATGGAGCCATGGCACGATGCCGCCTGGGTCGTCCTTGAACTTGGCCAGCTGGCCGGGCTCAAGCAGCTTGGTCAAGGCGTCCTGCACGACGTCCTCGACATCCTCCTTCGAGAGCGCACCTCTGCCGCGCGCGCGAGCCGTAGCCTTGAGGTTCCGATCGAGCTTCGTCACCAGATCGCCGAGCGCCGCCATGTCACCGGCGATGGCCTTCACAGCCAGCTTCTCGATCTCGCCGGCCCCTTCCACGAGGGGGTAGCGCGAGAAGAAGAGATGCGCGTCGATCGCGGCCTCGGCAAGATCGTTCACTTGTCCTCCCACTCCTTCAGCTCCTTCGTGAGCGCGGTCACGAGGAACTCGTCGATGTGCGACGAGCTGGCGCGACACGCGGCCACCATGCGCTTGACGAGCGGCGCCAGGTACTTGCTCGTGTCGACGACCACGTGGACCCTCTCGTCCTTCCCATCGGCGAGGATGAGGTAGCCATTCTCCACTGTGTCGGCGCTATTCACGAGCGCCTCCTCCCAGGCGGCCTTGAACGCCCGACCGAGGTTGGCACGCGCCCGGTCTGCGTCGGCCTTGTCGCCATCGGCCGGTGGACCGCTAGGAGGGGCGTCTCCGGCCGGAGGATCCTGGTCAGCGCTGCCCTTCTTCTTGTTGGCCGCAGAGCGCCTGCGCGAGTCCCGATCCTCCCTCCCCTTCGCCAGCTGGAGCAGCATCTCCTCGCGCAGGAGAGCGCGCTGGCGCACGATTTCGGCCCGATGGCCGGTTCGCTCGGTAATGCGCTTCTCCAGTTTCCGCCACTTCTGCTCGTTGACCTTGCCCCGGATGTGGTTCCGCTTGACCGACCACTCCTGGATCTCGTGCTCCTCCTTCTCGGTGAGGTGGATCTTCAGGACGGCCGGTACCGACTCCATCTCGAGCGCGATGGCAGCTCGGGCGCGGTGCTCGCCGGATGGGACGAGGTACTTGTCGGTCTCGCCTGGAATCGGGATGACGCCGAGCGGCTCATCGAAGCCGCCCTTGTCAACCTCCTCGACCAGCTCGGAGAACTCCGCATCGCCCATCTCGTTCACGTTCCAGTCGGTGAACTCGAGCGAATCGATCGGGAGCATCCGCGCTTCGCCCCAGATGGGGAACTTGTTGAACTCGTCGAGGGCCTGCTGCTGGGCCTCGGTGAGCGTAACCTCGGTCATCGGCGCCTCCAGGGTTCCCTAGAGGCTACCAGATCACCTGCCCAGGTCCGCAAGTAGATCTACAGCACTGGGTTCAGACAGATCGCCCTGCTCGGCCGTGAACCCCCATCGCCGATCGACCGAGCCACGACCGTTGGGGATCTCGACAGGCCGCAGCAGCCGGATATGGACAGGGTCCCATGGGCCGGTCCCATCAGGTCTCGACACCCGGGCCAGACGGTCGCCGTGCTCTACGGAGTGCCAGACCACCATGTCGCCGCGCTCCAACAGGCAGGCCCGGTAGCTCCAGTACATCCCCGGGCTCGTTCCGGCCGAATCGAGGATGATGAGCTTCGGATTCTCGCCGGGCGGCGGCTTGCAGAACGGCTTGGTGGCGACGAACTGGCTCACTGGCTCACTGTTCGGGGTCGTCGACCTCCCTCTTGGGAATGTCCAAGTAGACCTTGGTCGGCGTAGGCAGGTTGGCCCAGAGCTTCGTCCCGACCTCCTCGCCGATCACACCGATGATCGCCTTGCGCGTCGTCTGCCGGTCGCTCTTCGTCTTGAACGCGATCGGCTGTCGATCCTCCATGTGGATCTTCTTGACCTCAGCTGCCTTCATCGCCTCGGTCAGCTCGGCCTTGAGCATCTTGGCCTTCGCGTCAGCCTCGCGCGCCTCGTCTGCCGCCTGCGCAGCGCGCGCGGCCATCGCCAGGACGCCCTGCGGGACGCCGGCGTTCCGCTCGACCAGCTTGCCCAGATCCTCGACCGCGCTGCCGCTCGAGACGAGCGTGGGCTCGATGGGGCCGGTGCCCTCCTTCTTCTGCTGATGTGCGCCGCCGAGCGCGTCCAGCGCCGCTTGCAGGTTCCCGTTGTCGGTCGTCATACGGACATCGCCTCCTGGTAAGACGCAAGCGCGACCTGGAGCGTTTCCTTGATCTCGGAGACCCGCCTGCGCAGCTCACCAGTGGTCATACCAAGCTCCTCCGACATCCGTCCGATCGAGAAATCGGACAGGAAGACGCCCTCGACGATCCGCCGGCTGACGGGATCGAGCACCTCGAGCGCCTCGGCCACGTCCGACTGGATGGCCAGGCGGCGGGACTCCTCGCGGCGGTCGGACTGAACGCTCGGCACCGCGCCTGCGCCAGTCGAGTAACTCCGGGCATGAGGAACGAACGCGCCTTCGTCCGCGATCTTGGGCGGCATCAGGGTATCGAGACTGGCCGCCCCTCCACGGAACCGGCCATCGGAGTCCTTCCGCGCAGCGATCCGATGGTCCTTCCGGCCGCGCAGCTGGAGCGACCTCTTCACCCGGTGCCCGCAGTGCGTCAGTAGCGCGGCGCACGAGGGGTGGAGAGGATCCCACGTTCGTACGCCGTCATAGATCCCCTCCACGAACCGCGTCTCCGCCTCGTCCGGGCGGAGCATCTTCGAGTCGACCATCGCCCTGGCGAACTTCCACAGCTTCCGGCGGAGACGACCGATGATCGCATCCATCGCCTCCTCGGAGTGGTCGCCCCACTCCCGGACGAGCGCGACGTCGACCACGTCCTGAGCGAGCTTGGCGAACGGATGCTTGTCCGGCAGCTTGTTGACGAGCCCCGGGATCGCCTTCAGCAACGCGATCTGCTCGCGGCCGAAATGCCCGATCCGCGACGGCCGGATCTTCTGGCTCGACCCGGCCTTCTTGATGTAGATCGGAAGCACGCCGGCGTAGCAGACGCGGAGCGCGGCCTCGGGATCCTTCGGCAGAAACGGCTCTCCTTTCTCATCCACGACGATCAGGCCGGCACGGGCCGCAGGCTCGAGCAGCATCTCCCGGATGGCGCGCGGCACGCGTCCGCGAATCTCGACCGTGTGGTAGAGGCTGTCGTGCTTGACGACGGCCGACTTGTACTTGGAGAGCTTCCGCCGCAGCTCCGTCACCGCGCGGCTGCGCTCCCGGCGCAGGTTGTCGCACGCGATGCAGCGCGGCTGCACGCAGAGCACACGATCGCCCGGCACGTCGGAGCCGTCCTCTTCCCCGTCGGGCAGGTTGAACGGGTTGTCGGCGTAGCGGAGACGGTAGTGAGTGGCGCGGGGCAACACGCGCCCGCACTCGGAGCACGGCTTGTGGGTAGAAGGGACCCTGGCCGGCGGCCAGGGAGCCCGGTAAGCGACAGATAGCACGTTCGGCGTCCCTCCTCGGGTGGTAGAGCTACCCCCCAGAATAGCGAAACGCCTCTAGCCTGTCACGCCAATTTGTAGTTTTTCTCCTGAGCGACCTAAGTCTCGGTCACGTCGGGAGTTGGAGGCGGTAAATCGGGAAACAACTCGAGCTGAGTCGGGACATCCGGTTCCGCCTGTTCGTGGTCGCTCAGCTCGGCCGAGAGCCGCTCGCTCTCAAGCCGGACGAGCGCAGCGACCGCGTAGCATAGCATGTCCAGTTTCGTGTTCACACTCCCGCCATCGGAAGCGCCGTCAGCCTGGACCTCGAGAAGCAGGTCGTTGATCTTGTCCAGCTCCTCGACAAAGGCGTGTACCTTCTCTGGCGTCATGCTCCCGCTCCCGTCTCCTGCTCCGGCTCCTGGATCGGCTTCGGCGCGCCGAACAGCCGGAACCGCTGCTGGTGCTGCACGAAGCCAACAGGCCGGACCTCGTAGAGATCCTCCACCGGCGCGCCGCCGCCTCCTTGCTTCGCGGCGACGTAATCGAAGGCGGCGGTGAGGGCCTCGGTGCACTTCTCCTCCTCGTAGGGGTTCCTGTTCCGCAGGATGTAGGCCGGGTGCCAGATCGGGTAGAAGCGCACCTCGCCGTAGAGGTCGCGCCGCCGGCAGACGCGCCCTACCCACGGCCGGAACGGATCGGCCATCTCGACCGAGCCGTCCAGCAGCACGTGGTGGAGCGCTCGCTTCCCCGCGAGGATCACGGCCCACGGGTTGACCAGCTCCAGCTGACGCACGAGCCACGGCATACAGGAGTCAACCGGACCGCCGCGCTCGTACTCCGGGAAGCGATTGTTCGGAGGGCGGCAGCGAAGGACGTTGGTGATGAACAGGTGCTTGTGCCGATCAAGACCAACGAGATCCAGCCACGCGTCGAGCTTCTGACCGGCCTTGCCGATAAACGCCCGGCCGTCCCTGTCCTCGTAGTAGCCGGGAGCCTCCCCAATCAACATGATCGGCGCGGCCCTGCTCCCGTCACCCGGCACGCGTTGCTTGCTCGTGTGCCGCAGATGACAGCCCGTGCAGGCTTTGATCTCGAGCCGCAGCTCGAAGAGAGGATCCGCGCCGGCGCCGGTCACTAGCTCTCGGTGATGTGGACCGTGCGGATCGTCTCCTCCTTGACCTCCGCCTTGAACATGAACGGATCGGGGAAGGCGACCACGGTCAACTGCTTGCCGTTGTAGGCTTGGACCGCGTCAGCGTCCTCGGCCGCCTCGAGCACGGCCCGCACCGAGCGCTTGTACTGGTCCCTGCGCTTCGGGTCCTTCACGCCGTCCGGCGCCGGCACCACATCGAAGCGAGTCGGCTCGCCGGACTCATCCCGCGAGACCGCCACCAGCCTGTAGTGGAGCGGCGTGACGTTCCGCGTCCTCTTGTCCCCTGCCTCACTCATCGTCATCCTCCAGTTCCTCGGTTGGTTCGCTGAACAGCTCGGGGTGCTTCTCCATGTACTTCGCGAGAGCCTCGGCGGCCTCGTCGTCCGGGATCCAGATCATCTTGCCGCCGTAGACACGCTCCAGCACGGAGAGTATGTAGCGGCATCGCGTGACCGGCTCCTCCTCTTTCGACATCCGCGACGCCAAGAACTCGGTCGAGATGTTGGCGAGCGCTTCGTTGTCGGCCATCTCGTTGGGCTTGCCGCGCTTGGCCTCATCGATCGCCGCCTGCACGACCTTCTGCTGGGACGGGTAGAGGGGGAAGTTCCTCACGATCCGGCCATCGTTCGACGCCAGCGGTGTTGTGTCGTCGTCGACCGGCGGTTCCTCGTCCGGCACCTTCGGCATGTCGTCGGTGACGTCCTTGGGAGGCTGCTTCCACTGGGCGATCTTCCGGCGCAGCGCTCTCCAGCTGAGATCCTTCGCCGCCTTGACCCGCTGCCGGACATTGCTCTGGTCCGTTGCCCCGCGCAGTTCGTTCGCGCACGTGTAGCCGAGGACGCTCAGCTCCGACGGCTTCAAGCCGCACTCCTTGACGAAGTGCGTGAAGATCAGCCGGACGCGCTCGGCGCGCTTCCGTGAGATCTTGACCTCGTTCTCGGCGAAATCGTCGAAGGTGTCGTGCCCCCAGTCGAGGAAGAGCCGCCTGTGGTAGACCTGGTACAGGTCGCGCCCCATGCGGATGTACTCCTCGTCGATCGCCTTCTTGCTTGCCCGCAGCCGCTTCCTGATCTCCTCCGGCTCGTCACTCCTACGCCCCTGCGCCATCGTCGCCGCCTTCCTCTTCCGCTAGCCGCCGGAAGATCCCGTAGACCCGTTGGAGCTGGGCCTTCGTGACCCCCAGCTCTTGAGCCTGGGCGTTGAGCGAGGACAGACCGCGCTGGTGAACGAAGCGGGAGAACGACCCGTATCCGAGCCATCCGACAGCAGCACAGACGGGATCGCGAACGCTGTCAGAGTCAACGCGGATACCGCGCTCTCCGAGAGTAGCCCGGACAAGAGCCTCAGACACGCCGTGCTTGGCCGCAAGGTCTCGACAACTCCGTCCGTCAATGAGGTACTCCCTCAGCAGCGACATGATCAGCTTCCGTGTTGGGTTATACCCGCCTACCCAGACGCCCCAACCTCGTCGATCGCCCATCCCATGATGCCGAGCGCATCCGCCTCGTCGTCCCCATTCTTCTCGCTGTAGTCCTTCGGCCGCGAGTAGTGCTCCCAGCGGTTCTCGGCCGCTTCGACCATCGCGTGCTTGTTCGCGTTTCCCTTGCCAGTCGCGTGCTTCTTCACCTGAACCGGCGTCGGCGCCGCGTGGAGCAGTTCGCGCTCCTCCAGCTCGGGAAGCAGCGTCCCGACCAGGAGCTTCCCGACCTCGTTGCCCGACCTGTGCTGGTTCTTCCCCCGGCCCGCGATGATAGGCCGCTCGTAGGCCACGAACGCCTGCTCCGGGTCATCCGCCAGAAGGAATTCGTCGAGCATCTCACGGATCCACTTGCGGAACCGGAGCTGGCGCATCCCGTGGCTCTCCCACCGGGTCAGCTCGAACGACTGCCGGCCGCTTATGACGTTGCCCCTCGTATCCCGCAGGGACCAGCCGGTGTGCGTGCCCAGGTCCAGAGTGAGAATCGGCATCATGATGGCGCACTCCGAGAGAAACAGTCGTCTCTCGCCAGACAGATCCGCGCGAAGCTGCTCGTCGGGGAAGGACAGATCCTACACAGATCTTCCGGCGGAGCGCCATCCTTTGCCCGCCAGAAATCGAGGATGCGCTTCTCGACGTCGGCCCAGATCTCGTCGTCGAACAGGACGTGGAAGACCTTCACGCGCGGAGGCCCCACGGGCGCGATCCGCCCGGCCATCGGCCTCCACAAGGTCTGCTTGCCCTTGTCGATGTAGACCACCAGCGCCTCGCGCACGCCGAGCGGGCGCATGTAGGCGAGCACCTGGATCACGTGCTCGCCGTCGGGCCGCTTGAGCGGCTCGAACTTGTCCGACTTCTTCGTCTTCAGCTCGAGAAGCAGGCGCGGAGGACCGGGCGCATCGACCAGAAGGCCGTCTGGGTGCGCGGTGTACTTGAGCCGCTCGTCCTTGAGGAACATCTCCTCGTAGGTGAGCACCTTCTTGTGGCCCTGGTTGCATCCGGGGCACCGCTTCGGCATGAGCCCCTGGGTCACGATCCGATCGCAGCGCGAGCAGAACCAGTTGCCCCACAGACGGCCCATCGGCCCGAGGTAGCGGTTCTGCCACCACCAGTGGAGCGCGTGACCAACGTCGAAGTTCATGCGTCGGCCCGGTGAGAAGCTCTCCACCGACCGCAGCACCGGCCGTTCCATGAAGAACGCCTCGCGCCGGCCGCAGACCTTGTACAGGCTCGACGCGCGCAGGTAGCTCGGATCGTCCGGCTCCCGCCGCCGCTCATCTGCCTCGAGCCACTCGTAGAATTCCTGCAAGAACACGCTGGCCGTGTCCGACGCCGGCGTCCGTACGAGCGAAGATGTCGGAGTAATGGCGTGCTCGTCGAGCAGGCCCAGGACGTCGGCTATGTCGACCATCCGGCGCGCTCCTGTAGGTCGTCGTAGTCGGCCGCAGGAACGAACACCCAGTCCCGAGGAACAGGCGTCTCGGCGCCCTCGAGTCTGACCTCGAGCACGGGACGCTTCCCCATGCTGAGAGCCTCCTCGATGAGCTTCCTGAGCCAGCTGGCCTTGATCGTGATCCCGGCCCCGTGCGACAGTTTTCCGTCGCGGAGGAAGTCGGCCCCCATCGTGTCACCAGGCCGGCCGGGCTGATTGCCGGACCCGCGCACTTGTTGATCGCCTGTGCGCTCGGCGATGTCCTTCTCGTGCTGTTTCCAGTCGCCGGTCTTCGGCCTGTTCTCCTTGCCGAAGTAGTCCGGCCCCTCGGCCTCGTGAACCTCGTCGAAGTAGCGAGGCCCGCTCACGACAACTCCGACAGCACCGCCACAAGGGCCGTCCACGCCTTCTCGACGGCATCTGGATCGTGAGTGAACTTCTGCTTCAGCTTGTTCTGCGTGCTGGCCTCGATACCGAGGATGGTGTAGCTGCCACCGACCTTCTCCATGAGGTACTTCCTCGCGTACTCCCACAGCCGGCCCATGTTGTCTGGGTCGCCGATCCGGCGCCCGTGCGTCGGCCGCAGCCAGTACTGGAACGATCCGAAGCGCCCGTTCGGGCAGACGCCGGACTTCGTCACGCGGTAGTTGATCTCCACGTAGTCCGGCGCGGCGTCGGCGTCCGGCTTCCAGCCCTGTGGGCCGAACTTGGGGATCTTGTCCTCCCACCCCTTGCCGTCCTTGGTCGGCACCACGTAGTGGTACTTACCGGCGGATAGGCGCAGGTCGAGGCTGGTCGCGTAGTCGAGACCCTTGCCGCCCGTTTGGACCTCTTTCACGTACTGGTCGGGAGACTGCCTCAGCTGATTGACCAGGAGAATCGTCGGCTTCTTCGCGGTCGAGATGCCGAGCGAGCAGACTGCCGCCGTCCACTTGCGCACGGCCTTGTTGATGAGCTGCGCGTTGACGGCCATCGTGCGGCCCTTCATGGTCGCCTTCTCGATCTCCTCCTTCGACACGATGTGCGCGATCGAATCGACGATGACGAGCCCGATGTTCGCGCCCTTCTCTCGAAGGGCCGAGTCCACGAAGTCCACGACGTGCTGGCCGGTCGGCGGCTGCTGGACAAGGATCCGGTCCAGGTCGATTCCGTGGTCGGCAACCCGCTTCCACATGTCGGCCAGCCGGTGCTCGGCGTCGATGTAGAGGGCCGCCGCCTTCGGCCGATCCACGCCGGACACCTTCCCGTGCTCGCATGGGCCGCGCTCGTAGCAGAGCCCGCAGTGCCGCTGCCAGGCGCGGACCGAGTTGAGCATCGTGCCCGTCTTGCCGGCCTTCTCGAGCCCGTAGATCCGGTGGATGCGCCCACGCCGCCAGCCGCCGAACGTCGCGATGTCGAGGCCGATGTTGCCTGTCGAGAAGCAGGGGATCTCCTGCACGCCCTCGGACGCGACGATGATCGTGTCCGGCCACGCCTTCTTGGCCTTGGCCGTGAACGCGGCGAATCCGTCTTCGTCCTTCTTCTTGGCCGCCTTCTTGGGCGCCGCCTTCTTCACGGCCGGCCTCTTGGTCTTCTTGGCGGTCTTCTTCTTGGCAGCCGCCATCAGGACTTGGCCAGCTGGTCCAGCGCCGCGAGCATCTTCGGCAGCTCGACCTGCATCCGCTCCTTGACCAGGTCGTAGGCGACCTCGGCGGCCTGGGGCAGCTCTTCCATGTAGCAGGGCCGGTCGGCGCCGAGCGTGACCTCGCCGGCGACCCAGTCGCCGCGCACGGTCTGCTTGCTCTTCCTCACGGACAGCCCGGCCTTGGCGATGGCCGGCGGCACGGCGAACTTGTGGACCTCGATGGTCTCGGTCAGCTCGGACTCACCGTCCGAGTCCTCCGTCCCCACCTTGACGGTGCGCAGGACCGTGATCGTGGTCGCCGCAACAATCGAAGGGGTCGTAACCTCAGTCGTCTCGCTCATCTCGTGCCTCCTTCAGGACGGGCATACCCTTGGCCAGAGCCTTCTTCCACTCACGTTCTACCCGGGTCCTCAGACGCCAGTGGGGCTCTCTCTTCTGGGCCTGGCCGAGCAGGAGCGGCGCGAGCCAGGTCACAAACTCCTTCGGGTACCAGCGCCGGCCGCGCGCATCGATGATCCGGTTGATGGGAATGATCTCCTTCTCCTCGTAGCGTCGTAAGGTCGACTTGCTGACGCCGGTTGCGTCGGAGAGCTGGCCCAACCCGACGAGGAGGATCACCCGGCCCTCGTAGGGGTACGGACGCGGCCTGTTGCGGCCCCGGCCGCTTCGCTCCTTCCGGCCCTTCGGCTTGTATCGCGCCCGCGCCGACGCTCGCTTCGACTCGCGGTACTCCTCATCGGTCTTGTAGCGCTTGCGCTTTCTCTCGAGCGCGCGTTGACGCGCCTCGGCCGAGTCGTAGCTGACGAACTGCGCCCAGTCGCCGCCGCTCACTTGCGTCTCCTCGGAGTCCGGGTGACCTCCTGGACCTTGAAGCCTCGCTGCCTGTACCAGTCGCGCCGCTTGACCCACTTCTCGCGTCCGTAGGGCGTATCCTCGTAGACCTCCACGATCATCAGCGGCTTGCGGTCGTGGTCCTCGGCTTTCTCGCGGAGACGGCCGGCGGGCTGCTCGACATCGCCCGGAGGCGTGGCGAAGAACTCGGTGTCGAGCTTGGGCGCGTTGAACGCGTCCCGCGCCATCGCGTAGGTCGCGAAGATGATGTCCGCCTTGAGCACCCACTCCCGTTGACTCTTCTTCAGGCCGCTCTTCAGGTGACCAAGCACGGGTAGGTTCGGCGGCGGTGCCCGGAGCTGCGCTAGTCTCTCGATCGCCGTCGGCGGGTCAAGCTGGCGTGCCAGCAGCTCCCGCATCTCCACCAAGTGCTCGACGCGCGCCGAGAACACCAAGATCGACCGCTGTTTGACGGCCGCGTTCTTGATCTCCGCCACGAGCATCCTGGTGCGATCTTCGTCGGCGGCAAGCACGTTGTCGTACTTGGACGGGTGCCCCTCGTCGCCCATCGCCCACTGACCGGTCGAGTCCTTCTCCCACTTGCAGTAGGAGCCCCATGGGTAGGTCTTCTTCCAGAAGATCGCCGTCACGGTCGGCGGCTTGATGTCCTTCGTGCGGACGCGCCTGGCGGTGTAGCCGACCTCGCCGAACGTCCAGTTGATCAACGCGCCGAGGCCGTCTTTCCGTTTCGGATCGGCCGTGAGGCCGAGGCGGTAGCGCGCCGGGAACATCCCCACGGTCGCCTTCCACTCGGGTGCGCCGAAGTGCGGCGTCTCATCGCCGATCAGGAAGCCGATCTGCTCGTACAGCTCGTCCGGGTACCTGCGCGCGAGGAGGCTCTGGACCATCATGATCGTGACCGGCTTGCCCAGATCGCAGCGGTCGCTCTGCACGATTCCGATGTCGTCCTCGGACAGGCCGAGCACCTTCATCGCGTCCTCGGTCCAGTGGTCCATCATGTGCCCGTTGTAGACCGGGATCCCGATGAAGCACTCGAAGGCCGCGCCAATGATCAGCCCCACCACGGTCTTGCCTGTGCCTGTGCCAGAACGAAGGACGCCGGCGCCGTGTCGCTTGAGGTACTCGATCATCGCCGGCACAGCCCTGACCTGACCGCGCTCGGGGTCGAGCTTCGCCTGGACCTGGAACTGATGATGGCGGCCGGTGCTCCACTCCCAGCTGTCCACGAGCTGCCACATCGACATCGGCTCGAAGTGGCGCGGGATCCAGAGGCGGCCGTCCTTCTCCTGGTAGCAGCGGACCGTCTTGGGCGGGTTGTCGCCCCAGGGCCTCGAGACCAGGGTCAGCTGTTGCTCGAGTAACTCTCGCTGATCGTCGTCCAGCTCGCTGAGGTGGATGCCCAGCTCACCGCGCATGATCGCGACCGTAGACGCAGAACTCATGCCTACGTTCTACCCCGAGGAGCCGACGTAGGTTGTCACCGATTCTGAAAGACTTACGCCGGTCAGGTCGAAGTCGCTCCACCGGGTCTCGTGGCCGCACTGGGAGCACGCGAGCGGCTTGTTCTGGGGCCTGGCCGACTCCCAGGCCGAATCAGGGATTTCACGCCCGCAGAGGCAGCGAGAGGGCCTCTGGAGGGCCAGCAGCATCACCTCTGCGACCTGGTTCTGGATCCCCGGAGCCTTGCTCTCGCGCTGGCCGGCGATGTTCAGGTCCCGGGGCCGGACCTCGGCCAGCCAGGCCCGGATCACCCGAGCCACCCGGGCGTTGGACTCCTTCGGCCGGTCGGGCTCGAGCCACACGTGCATCCCGGGCCGGCGGTTCTCCTGCACCAGCTTCAAGGTCAGCGCCGACCCACCGCTCGGATGCTCCTCCCTGGTGAACACGATCGTCGCGTCGGAGCACTCGACGTTCATGCGCGTCCGGTCGGGGTAGCGATTCGATCCGCACGGCGTCATCGGGTAGCAGTCGGGGATCTTGCCGTCCTCGGCCTTCCGGTCGTCGGTGCACCAGCCGCCGTGGAGGTAACCGAGGATCGCGGCGGCGATCAGGGCACCACGGTCGGCCCCCGTCTGCCCACCGGAGACGATCGCACTGGGGTAGAAGGACTCCATTCCCTCGTTCTACCCAGCTAGAGCGCCGTGACGTCTATCACGCCGTAGTAGGACTGGAAGCGGTCGGCCCGCTCCACTCGCGCGGCGATCTCTGGATCCTCGAGCGCAGCGAGCCGATCGATCGCTGACGGCTCCATGAGCAGGACGCGGAGCGGCTCCATCGCGACGTCGTAGTGCTTGGAGATCGGACCGTTTGGCGTATCGACCTGGCCGAACTCGCCGGTCACCTCAAGCCGCGACGACATACTGGGCGCGGCGCGAGCTGAGGCCGGGGCTCACGGAGGTGTCGATCTCGATCATCCCCGTATCGAAGTCCACCGAGCCGGCGAGCGTCCCGTCCTGGTCGAGCAGCTCGCCGGTCGCCAGCGAGTAGAGATGGCCGTCCACGAAGACAGAGCCCGGCTCGGCCGGCGTCTCGGGCAGCTGGTAGCGCATCACCTCGCCGAGAGCTACGGCCTCGAGCGGAACGAGCACGTCGGTCCTGTCCCGCGTCGTGATGGTCGGGTTCTTGGACCAGAAGTAGCCGGGCGGCGGCCAGATGTCGGCGGTCATGACCCCTACTCTACCCGACCGCTCTGACGGCGCATCTTGCAAATTCGCCGACTATTGGCAGAAAAGCGTCGTTCTGATAAAACAAAACCGCCGCCGGTATCGCGGCGGCGGTTCTGGGAACGGTTTCCTGGTTAAACGGTCGACTTCTGTCGACCCTTCCTCTTGGAGCGGACCACAGGGGTCCGCTCCTTTTCGGTGACCTTCTTCGAGAGATCCGGCAGCGCCGGCCTGGACCCGTCCTTGGTCGCCTTCGCCGTCTGAGACTTCTGGAGAGGAACACCGCTCCAGAAGTAGCGCCACGCCTGGAAGATCATGTAGATCGCGTCGAATGCCCCGAGCGGCCCATCCCGGCGGTTGGTGCTTGTGTTGCCGCTGAGTCGTTTGCGAAGCGCGAAGGCCGGCGCGTCGATCGCCAGCTCCGCACCTGTTATCAGACCCTCCATGAACTCGTCCGCCCTCTTCCGATTCATCCGCGCGAACACGTAGTGAGCGAAGCCCATGACCGTCGCCGTCATGCCCGTGCGAGAGAACCCCTTTGCGCCAGCGACGCCGATCGCGACGGACTCGTCGAGGCGAGGATAGTCGTCGACAGCGCCGACTACGCGAATCGGAGCCATCTTCCCCCAGTTACCCCTGTTCACGGCCGGCATCTGCGGGTCAGCGTCGTAGGCGTGTAGGAGCCGAACGACCGCTGCGGTCACGTTGGCGTTCTTGAATCCCTTGCCGAACCGCTGCTTGTGGTCGAGGTTCAGCGCTTGCGCGGCAGTCCTGCCGCCACCTGTGTCGATAGTCGGCATCGCGTCATCGGGCAGGTTGAACACCGCGATCACCGTGAGAGGGATCCCGGAGATCACGCAAGCGCGCAGCCGATGCTGACCGTCCATCAGCCGCACAGACCCAATGGCAAACCGAATCGTGTCACCGTTCATCTTCCACAGGCCGTCTGTCATCAGCTTGGCGAGGGTCTTTGCCCTCTCCTCGACCAACGTCCTGTTCAGATAGTTCTGGTGTTCGAGAATCAGCGCGGCCTGCGACGGCGCGATCGTAATGATCTCGGTTACGATCTTCCGGCTCCTAGACCTGCTTCGAAGGATGACTTTTCTTTTCTCTGCCTCTCCCATTCAGCCTCCAGTCGGAGACCGTTCCGCTCAGGTTCTACGCCAACTCCCAAGCGGAATCAAGTGGGCTCACAAAATGCCACGACGCACTTGTTCGCTGACAGCACACATCGCTGGCATCTTGTGTACGAAGTCGGACGAATCTAAAGAGGTTACGCAAGACCTCTTGGAGAAGCAACCTACTGCAACTACTACAGATAAGCGAGAACCGGTGGCCGTGTCGCCCTGGTCATCGCGCTCTCAGTTGGCTCACTCCGCATGGCTCTTCGAGCAGCCGCGTGTGCGTCTTGCCGAAGTGCTCGGCCGAGACCGCCTTCCGCAGCGGCATGATCGGCGCGTTCAGGCAGAACTTCCCGTTCGGCGCAAGCACGCGGTCGATCTCGGACCAGACCATGGTGAGCCTGGATCGGTAGGAGTCGTAAGACCGCCGGCCGATCTGCTCGTCGAAGCCGTAGTCCACCAGGTTCCAATAGGGCTGGTGGACATCATCGGTCGTGAGCAGATCGCCAGAAACATCGCCAGCGCTGACCGCGCGCGACTGAGGCGCGTCGGCCTCGGGGAGCTTGGACTGGATCTCGGCGTCCTCGAACGCTCGTTGCCGACGCAGCTTGCTCATTCATCCACCAGCTTGCTGAGTTGATCGACAGCCGACGGTGGCCCTCGCAGCCTCGCCTGGTTGCAGCGAGAGAACATGCCGTCCTGGCCGTCGCAGTGAATCCCGCACGAGTGCATCGGGTGCCATGAGGGGATCAGGCTCCGGTCAATCCGGCGGCCTGCCCCCTCACATGTCGCGCCCCTTGCGTCCTTGTGCAGCTCCATCGTACCCCGGTCATCCGCCCAGACCGGACCGCGACAGAACTGGCACGACGCCCGAACGAGACTCACGCCGGCTGCTTCTCTCCCTTCGCCTTCTCTCGCTTGACGATCCTCGAGACCGACCTCGCGGTAAGGTCGAACCGCCGAGCGATCTGTTCGTAGTTCAGCCCCTCCTCGTGGAGCCTCATGATCCTCGCCTTCTCCCTCTCACTCGCTCGCACGCCATACGCACCGCCGGACATCGCCTCACCTCCTAGCTTTTCGCCTGGGCTTGCCTGGAAGACGCGGGGACCTCCCCCGCGCCCGAGTGTTCTACGAGGCCCCCGTCGTCGCCGTCAGCTCACCTGCCTTGTGCGCCGTCATCAGCTCGCCGTAGTCGAACTTCTCGCCGAACGCACCGCTGATTCGCTCCGGCGTTCCCTCGAAGCCGACCAGCTTTCCCTGGTAGACGATCGCGATCGGCTTGGCAGCCGAAAGGCCGGACGCGTACTTGCGGCCCTCCTCGGTGATTCGCCAGTAGCCGGACGTCTTCTTCTTCGTCTCCTCTGGATCGGCTGGCTTCTGCTCGACGAAGCGCCACCAGACGAGCTTGTGGACCTCGCGCGAGCCGAAGCGATCGAACTGGCGATGGTGCCACCACTCGGCGGTCAGGTCGCGCTCCGAGAGCGACCACAGCTCGAACAGGACACGCGCCATCCCCGAGTTGATCTTCCGGTGGTATCGCTGGAGCCGGCTCGAGCAGACCGGGCACTGGAGCCCGTGGTCGAGGATCGCGCCGCGAGTCCACTTCTTCCCGCAGTCGGTGCAGTCGAGCGTGACGCCGCCTTGGATGAGGCGGATCACCAGGTTGTCGGGGATCTTCCGGCCGCAGGTGCAGAAGAAAGCGCTCATGCCAACCTCGCCTTGATGGTGTTCACGTTCTTCTTCAGCTTCTCCACGAGCACGAACGGGCGCTTCAGCTCGCGGGCCGCGACCCCGCACGTCCCAGACCCGGCCATGAAGTCGCAGACCAGGTCACCGGGGTTGGAGCTGGCCTCGATGAGCTTCGAGTAGAGCTTCACCGGCTTCTGGGTCGGGTGATCGACACGCTCCTTGCCGGCGGCCACCGGTGTCTCGATGAAGTTGGGAGCGTCACCGGACAGGTTCCACGTATGCTTCTTCCCCGGCTTGGTTCCGTAGATCATGACCTCGACCGCCGACGACCAATTGCCTCGGCCGGACGGCGTCGGGTTCGTCTTACGCCAGTAGACCGTGTTGCGCGGCTTCAGCTTCAGCTGGAGCGCGACGTCCCACGCCGTCGTCACCAGCAGCCGGTCGATGAACAGGTAGAACGACCCGCCTTCTCGCAGCAGCTTGTCGATGAGCACCAGGCTGTCGGTCAGGATCGCGACGCCGTCCTCCAGGCCCCACTCGGAGAGCGCCTCCGAGACGGAGACCATGACGCCGGCCTGCTTGATGCCCTTGCCCTCGTGGGCGATCCCGTAGGGCGGGTCCACGATCACCAGGTCCACGGTGCCGGGGTGCTCGATCTCCATCTCGAAGGCGTCGGCGCAGATGATCCGGCCGCCCAGCTCCTCGTCCTTGACCTTCGCGGCCTTCTTCGCGGCCTCCTTGGCCCTCTCCGCCTTGCGGATCTCGTTGTAGACCTGGTTGATCGTGGCCTTCTTCGAGCGCACCCGCTCCTGCTGCTCGGTGGAGCCGGCCTTCTTGATCTTGGCGATCTTCTCGAGCTGCCGGCCCGACTTCAGGCCACCGGCCTTGGCGAGCACATCGCGAGAGCGCGGACCTCGATCCTCCTCCTTCCGAACGCTCGGGGGACGAGTGTTCCCGGAGCGTTCCGGTGCGTCCTTCTTCCGCTTCGGCACTCCCTTGGTGGCCGCGCCGCCCTTCCGCTGTCCAGCTGCCTTGGCCTTCGCCGCCTCGGCCTGGACCCGATCAACGATCGCCTGGCGCGAGAGGATCAGCTCCCCGCGCTGGAAGTCGTCTAGCTGGCGCCGCTCGAGGTTGGTCGAGATCGCGTAGAGGTGCAGCTCGGCATCGGTCGGGAAGGCGTCCACGACCTCGTACATGATCCGCTCGACGCCCAGCTCCTTCAGCAGCTCGACACGCGTGTAGCCGTCCACCAGGGTCAGGTCGGGTAGCACCGTGACAGGCTTCTTCTGCCCCTCGGCCTTGAGCCCGGCCTTGAGCGCGGCCCGGTCCTCTTTCGAGGGCCGGGGCACGAGCGCTTTGACCTTCTTGTCGAGCTTCAGCTTGGTGAGAGCCGTCTTGGGGTAGTCGGTCGGCTTAGGCATCAGCCGGCTCGATCTCGGTCTCGCGCTGGAAGAGCACGCCGCCCAGCGCCTCGGCCGCTTCTCTGGTGAATACGCGCGCATCCTTCTTCTGGAGCACGAACCGCGTTGTCGGCATGGCCCTCTCGATGCTCACCTCACCAACGTAGACCCTTGTTTCGCCGCGCGCGCAGGAGACAACGAAACCAACGGATGTCGGATAGGGGCTGCCGATCACCTTCGCGAACACTTTCTCGTTACTCACCAGCTCCTCCTACAGCGTTGGATGCTTCGCTCGCAGCCCGTCGAGGATCCCCCGCACAATCCACCGATAGCCGCGCTCGTCGTAGATGGCGAGACCGCGATGAAGGGCCATGTGATGCGTCGGGCAGAGCGTGATAACCGGACCCTTCTTGTGGCTCGTGCCGTTCTTGAACACCGTATGGTGCTCGTCGATGCAGTAGCGCTCGGAGCATGGGCGACCATTCGGATTCCGCCCGGCGCATCGGTAACCAGGATCGCGCAGTCGATCGTAGAAGCCGGTCTCGATTCGCTTGTAATGCGCGTTGCCATGTTTTCGGCAGCACCACCACAGCTGCCCATCGACGCGATTAGGAACAAGCACCAGCTCGTCGCACTCGGGCAGGCAGCACGGAAGCAGCTCGCCTGGCGACTTTCCCCGCGCGTTGTACCGCTTGATGTGCTTACGACAGCAGGCCAGTTTGACCGGCTTCCACGGGAACATCTCGTCACACTCGATGAGGACGCACTTGATCTGCTCCTCCCGAATGCCGGTGGTCCCGAGCCACCTGTGCAGGTTGGTGTGCGTCGTATCGAAGTCGGCCGCGATCTTGGGCAGCGATTCCCCGGCGCGAACGCGCCGGAGAATCTCGTCTTCGTGGACGTTGAGGATGCTGTAGCCTTTCGCTGAACACCTCCATCACAGCAGTTACTCATAAGCTCAACAGTCACAACTACTTACTCAGTGAATGTCATCCCAAGTGCGCCCGCTTTTGCAGTCCGCCGTCAGAGGCACGCTCAACGTGGCCGCGCCGCACATCTTCGTGTTGATCAGATCGATCGTCTCGTCCTTGAGCACCGCCGGCCCCTGGAGCATGACCTCGTCGTGCACCTGGATGATGTAGCGGAGCCTTCGCCAGAGCTTGCTCTCAGCTGGCCGCGACCAGAAGATCCTCCGCTCACGCTCCTGGGCGATGTCCACCATGGCACGCTTGAGAATGTCCTGTGCCGAACCGCTGACGCGAAACTGGATGCCCTGCGTGACCGCACGGTACTCGTTCTTCCATCGCTCCCGGTCGAGCCGGCGACGCCGGCCGGTCAGTGTGCAGGCGTACCAGCCGTTCTGGCGCAGCCAGCGCTCGGTGCGGTCGTGGAACGGCTGGATCGCCGGGTAGGCCGCGAACCATCCGTCGATCAACGACTGCGCGTAGTCGATCATCGGCTCGCCGCGATCGTCGTAGAGATCAGCGTACTGGCAGAACCGAGGAGCGGCCATCCGGTAGAGCAAGCCGAAGTTCGCGTTCTTCGCGAGCGGGTTTCTCGGAACTCCGACATCCTCGGCCGTGCGCTGGTGCAGGTCGACGTGCCGGCACCGCTTCTGATGACCGATCTCCGGCCCGCCGCACTTGGGGCACGTGAGAGGGGCGCCGGGCTTCTTCGGATCCCACTGCTCCGGGACCCACGTGTACCCGCAGTAGTTCCCGTCGTCGTCCTTGTTCTCGCACTCCCACCACTTGTAGCGCTCGCAGGCGCCGCCGCCGGGGCCGCGCGTGCACGGCTTGCCGGTCTGGTAGACCTCGGTCATGCCCTCGTCGCCGCTCAGGTGCGCGGCCACGCGAAGCTCGACCTGGCCGTAGTCGGCACCGAACAGGAGCATGTCCGGCTCCAGCTCATCCTCGAAGTAGGCGCAGAACGCCTTGCGGATCAGGTTGCGGTCGCGCGGCTGGTTCTGGAGATTGACCGGATCGCTGCTGTTGTGGTTCAGGAACCCGTGCGCGACGTAGCTTTCGTCGTCCTCGACCGTGATGTCCCAGACGGTCTCTACCCCAACCGGAGTGATCGCGGCAACGCGCATCCAAGCGCGCCCGCGATCCGCCGCACCACGGTCGGCAGCTCCCGGTCCACCTGCTCGGTCGTGAAGCGCAGGACTCGGTAGCCGAGCTGCTTCGCCTTGCGCGCCTTCCTGGCGTCCCGCTTCTTGGTCGTCCCGCACTTCCGGTGAAACTCGCCATCGACCTCGACCATCAGCTTCTTCTCCGGCCACGCGAAGTCCGCTTGCCAGTTTTTGTGGAAGCAGAGCAGTCGTGTGTGCGGAATCCCGGCCGCCGTCAGCGCGCGCGACAGGCGCATCTCCTGCGCGTTCGCGGCAAAGGTCAGCGCGGCCTTCGGCAGCTCGCCGCGCACCTGCAACGCCTTGAGCGTTGACCAGCTCGCCTTGAGCAGCGCGGCAAGCTCCGCGAGCCGCTGGTACGTCTCGACCATCGCCGGAAAGTCCGTAGCCGCGTCCCCGATCAGCGCTCCCATCGCCGGGTTCACCAGCGACAGCGCATCCAGCTCCGGCTGCGACAAGCTGTCCAGCCAGTGCGAAGCGTTCCCGCTCGACTGCGCGATCCCGTGATGCCGCAGATCCATCAGGACCAGCGATGACCCGACTCCCAAATCGGCTGCGACCTCCTCCACGCTCATCCCAGCCGACAGCCGACGCTCCAGCTCCTCCTGCGGGAAGAACGGCTCCGCCGACAGCTTGCGGGCGCTGATGAGCCGCGCCTGCTTGGCCTTGAGCTGGCCCGAGAACTCGCGGTAGAGCTTCACGGCTCGAATCATCGACTGGTGCGCGATGCCGAACCGCTCCTTCGCCTCCTCCTGCGTCAGATCGCTGTCCACGAACGCGGCCTGGAACGACTCCCGCGAGAGCACGAACCCCTTGGAGCGCGCCCGCCTCACGTACGTCGGGAACTCCGGCAGGATCTCCGCCAGGTCCGGCAGCTTCGTCGGCGTTCCCCGAAACAGGTGCGGGAACTCCCAGCCGTAGATCGCCTTGCAGACCAGCGCGATCCCGTTCGACAGCCCGTAGTCCGGGATCTTCCAGCGCACCGCCCGCGTGTCCTTCACGAAGATCCGCAGGAACGACGGCCGATCCAGAACCCAGCGTCGTCCGTCCACCGGCCGCAGGAGCCGCACGTAACTCGGCTCGAACAAGCCGGTCCCCGACACGGATGTCCTTGAGAGCACGCCACCCACGCTCGGTGAGGAAGCGGTGGTCGGCCGTGCAGCGGATCTTGCAGCCATCGTCGGTCTCCACGTCGAACATGAAGCCCGGACCCTTGTTGACCAGGTGCGTAATCCGGCGCTCCCGCCCCTTGTGCGTCTCGATGGTAACGGTCTGGCCGCTAAACCGCAACAGCTCTGAGATTCTGGTTGAACGCTTGTATTCGTCGTTTCCTACGCGAACGGCGAGCTTTGACGATCCGGCGATGCACGACAAACGATGGATCACGGTCCCGGTCTGGTTGAAGTGAGAGTAGACCCGGCAGTCGGGCTCCTCCTGAGCGATCCGAGCGAGCTTCTCGGAGAAGTTCGCCCGCACGGTATCAGCTGATCGCCAGTCGAGGATGTCGGCCACGATCGGATCGGCCCGGCGTAGGTGGCCGATCTCCTTCGACCCGGTCGAGATCCCGCCGCTCTTGCCGCGCTTGATCCCCTTGGAGTTGAGCCCCAGGCCGCCGTGTTCCTTCGCGCTGAAGAGGAGCGCGCTGACCTGCGGCTGGCTGTTCGGGTTCAGCGTCCAGCCGATGCGCTCCTCGATCCGCCGGATGATCTTCTCCTTCTTCTCCTCGAGATCCTTGGTGACCTGCCGGAGCCACTTCCAGTCGATGAGGATGCCAGTGCTCTCCATCTCTTCGAGAATCTGGCAGATCCTCATGTCGATCCCCCAGAAGAGCCGCTCGAGGTTGCCCATCGCCCGAGTCTTGTCGAACGGGCTGAGCTTGAGCCCCTCCTCGTAGAGCCAGGCGAGCGCGTCGACCGCCTCCTCTGGAATCGGCTTGCCGGGCGTCTGACTGTCCAGCTCCCGCATCCGGTCCTCGAAGAGGCGCCAGGTCCAGTAGCAGTCCTCCATCGCGTAGTAACCGAGCGTCTGGACGTCGTCGGCCATGAACGACAGCACGCCCTGCTTGCGGGTACGGGCCACGTCCACGTAGGTCGTCATCTCGTGGCCGAGCACGTCCTTCACCCGGTGCTTCAGGCCGTACTGGTAGAGGTTCTCGTCGCAGAGGAAGTCGGCCAGCATCGAGTCGGCGAGGAGCAGGCCGTTGCACCACCACTGGGCCGGGTCTTCGTTGGCGTCGTCTCGGACCAGGTTGCCCAGCTGATCGACGGCCGAACGCTCCATCCAGTAGCCGCGAGCGCAGCCGCTCGCGTACTTGAGGAACGCGACATCGAACTTGCAATTCGAGACGAGAATCCCGCTGGCGAAGTATCGGTGCGTGTCCTCCACTTCCAGATCGAAACCTACTCGACTGTAGCTCGACGGCATACCACAACGACCCACGCTGACCACTGTCGCCGGCGATGGATGCTCGAATCGCTCGGTCCAATCGACGAACGCGCCCCGGTCGCCGGGCGCCAGCTTGTACGACATCGACGGGACCACGAACGGCGCAACGAGTTTGGAGAATGCGAGCGCGTTCTCTCCAGTCATCTCGATGTAGTAGCCCTTGAATTCGCCGCGATCGGTCTTCTTTCTCTTCTTGGCGATGATGCTCCACCGCTCGGCGAGCCAGTGGCAGAGACGTTCGACGTCGTCAATCGGGTAGGCGTAGACATGTAGACGAACAGCGGAGAGCGCGCCTCTACGGACGCATACGCTGCCGTCATCCATGTACCAGACGGCGAGCCCACGAGCGTCGAGGTTTTCCAGCACCTCTTCTGAAATCCGCCGCCGGCCGTTCACCACAACGGTCTCGGCAGCACGACTGAACTGCTCACTGTTGATTGTCCGCAGCTTGATGATCCGACCATCGGCGGCGCTAAAACCGCGATTGTTGGCCTCCTCCCATCGAGAACTGACCATGCGCCCGAGCATCCTGACCTTCCAGTCGAGATACTCCTCCTGAGACGGCGCATGTCCCACAGACAGGAAGTGACTCACGCTCGCCGATGTTCTAGTGAAACTCCCGTCTCCGAGCGCGGTCCCGAGCACCACTTGCTTCTGCGCTGGAGAGAGAAGCGGTTCTGACCGCAGCAGCACATCGCCGGGCCGAAGGTCTGCTACTCGCCTCTTCTCCTCATTCGACAAGTAGACCTCGTGGTCGCCGGTAACGTACAGGCACGCGCCCACGGGTTTGTGAGACAGGGTCAGCTTGTACCAGTCGTCTCTCCGGCCGTTCCGCCACCAGTTCGTTACCCGCTTTGCGACAAACCGCTCGCCATCCCACGACATGACAGATACAGGCAACCGCTGGTTGACGATCTTCCCGATAAGCTCGGTTGAGCCATCAGCAAGCAAAACGCGCGTGTTGTATTGAAGGCAGTTGTGGGCGACCGCGATCGTTCCCGGGCTCTCCTCGAACAGCGGCCGGAGCGCTGCCATCGTCTCGGCCTGGGGCATCGCCGCCCGGAGGTTCTTGACGATCGGCTTGCCGCCATCGTCAGGCTGAACCCACGTGCGATACGAGTCGGGGATGAACGGGTACCAGGCCCGCAGCTCGGGTGTCTGCGTCGGCTCGTCAGGCGGAACGTAGAAGGCGATGCCCTCGATACGGTCACGCCTGGGCACGAGACCTGTAGTCTCGAGATCGAATACGAAAGCACCGCGCGAACGCGCGGTGTCTATGAGGCGAACCGGCTCTACGTCGCCGGTGTCGATGTCTTTGATGAGCTGTGGCATGAGAACTCTCTCAGTGGCGGCCCGGCACACCACGCTGAAGTAAGCCCCTCGTTTCCGGGTCTCTGTCGCCTCGAATACTCATCGGGCCGATACGAGGAGCCGTGAAGACGATCGAGTCGCTACACCTCCTTGGCCCACCGAGTCCGCGCTACGCGCAGCTCCCGGCGGTCTTTGTCGGTTCCGTAGACGTTCAGCCCCAGTCGCTTCGCGACCACGGCGGTTGTTCCTGAGCCGAGGAACGGATCAAAGACCGTTCCGCCGACCGGCACGCCGCTCACCTTCAGCACCCGCTCGACGAGCGCCTCGGGGAACTCGTGCTTGTGCTTCTTCTTCTTCTCCTTGCCAGTCGTCTTGTGCGGGATGAACCACACATCGCCAGCGCAGTGGAGATCGCCATACTGCCCGCGTGTTCCGCGAGTCTGGTTGCTCTTGTGCGTGAACGGGACACCGACCGCGAGCCTATCGAAGTCCGGCTCTGGCGGCTTCCACAGCGTGAACACCGGCTCCCAGCAGTAGTTCAAGACCTTGTCGGTACCGGTGATCGGCTGGTAGTGGCCGCGCTGGGTCATCCGGCCCGGCTCCCGGAGGATCTTCCTGAGCACGCTCGTCGCGGCTGTGCTGCTACCGCGCGGGAGCCCCTTGAGGTACTCGAGGATCAGCTCGCGCCAGCTCGGGAAGGCGGCGCTCTTGACCCAGGCGATCGTCGTGCCTTGATCGAAGCCGACGTGCCCGATCGTGTCGGCGTTCCACCAGCTCCCGGCCACCAGCTGACCCATCGCTTCGTAGGGCCGGCCCAGGCTCTCCCGGAGGAAGCCGAAGTTGAGGAAGATCCGACCGCCAGGCTTCATCACGCGGACGAGCACCTGGCCGAGCGAGAACATCAGGTCGTCGCTGTAGCCATCCGCCTTCTTGTATGGCGGTGAGAAGAACGCCACGTCGCAGCTCGCGTCGGGGATGTCCGGGCAACCGTCTTGGACATCGACGCAGAACGACTGGAGCCATGGAACTTTCATCGAGACTCGCCAGACAGCAGGTCGATGCGGTCCCGCCACTCGGAGTACTTGCCGAACCCGCCCAGGGTCCGCTCGGTGATCGTGAGCGTCTGCACCCGAGTCGCGCTGCTTGGAATGATGAAACGGTGAGCGACGGCGCCATCCTCGATACAGAGCAGATCGAAGAAGTCGCAGTCAGTCCCACCGCGCAGGTTACCGAACACGTAGCCGCGCACCGTTGTCGCGCCCCGCGCATACGCCGACCATCTCGCGGACTTCACATCTACCCGACGCTCGGCAACCAGCAGATCGAACACCGCCTTGGTCCGTTGTCGGACGACCGCAAGACCCAGCTCCCGGAAGAAGCGCTCCTCGTGATCCTCCCACGCGGCACCTCGGTGAACCGTACCTCCCGACAGCGGCAGACCGATCCGGTAGGCCCACACCCGATAGCCGCCGCGCCGACCGACGATCGTCGCGAGGGCCGAGTCACCTTCCCGCTCGCAAAGCTCAACGGACGTCGGCATACGCCCCAACTCTCCCGAATGCTCTCTCAGCCGCTCCTCGATCAACTCGTCGGTCCATCGGATCCCGTACGACAGCTGGCACCCGCACCCGGTCGAGCCGCCGTTCTTGAGGTTCTTCTCCAGAACACGTCGCTCGTTGCCGCAGTCGCATCGGCAGAGCCACCGTCGCAGCTTCCGCTTCCGCTTCTTGCCGCTAACGAGCGGCTCCGCCGCCGTGACCACCGTCCACATCCCGTAGGCGTCTCCAACCGCTACCGTGCTCATGGTGCCTCCTCGCTGGAGACACCATGATAGCACGGGCTTCTGGAATACTACCTAAAACGAAATAGCGCCGGAGTCCCCCTCGGGGGAGTCCTCGCCACCGCCATCGACCGTGCCCTTGATCGCGGCTGCGATCTGCTTGGCCTCGTCGTAGCTCGGCAGGGCCAGCACGGTATCGTAGTTGAACGGCTCGATGAACTTCTCGATGGGGATGCCGTAGTTGTCGGCCGCCTCGGCGAACTCGGCCTTCATCTCATCGTCGGTGAGCGAGGGCTGATCAGTGTTGGGGAACCAGTTGGTCCCGATCTTCGCGCTCTTCGAGTCGTCGGATCGCGAGACGTCGAACCGCCGGCCGTGCCAGCCGCCCTCGGACTTGCCCTCGATCGCCTTCATGTCGTCGAATCCCTTGGACGTGACGAGGACCAGCCGGCGGAAGTTGGTGTAGACGTTGCCGACGTTTCTTCCCTCCTTGGGAATGAACCGGCTCTTGTCGATGCAGGTGAGCGCCCAGTACCAGCGCCCCTCCTTGCCGAGGGCGTCGCAGAGCGGACAGCCCTCCTTCGGGTTCGCCCGCGCGATGCAGCGGACCATCGAACCCTTCCGTCCATCCGGGCCGACGAACTCGTGAATCGTGAGCGTGTAGCGGTTGCCCTTCCTGTCCAGCATCACGCACGGCTTGTCGTTCGCCCCGGGCGGCAGGTACCAGGTCTTGACCCTCTTCATGAAGGTCTTGCCGTCCTTCGTGACCTGCTCGCTGAACCCGTACTGCGGATCGTTTCTCTTGAAGCCCCCTCCCTGGCCCGGAGGCGGGGGAGGTCCACCATCACCTGAGTAACCCATTTCTCCTTCTTTCTCGGCCTTTGTCACAACACGACGGGCCGTGGCATCGTTATACCCAGGACATCCGTCAGAATCGGACTTTTTGAGATCGCCGGAGAACCCGGCGGAGTAGGCTGTAACTCGCTTCCACCAGCTCGCTTATGTCGCCGATCACTACGGTGTTCCGGCAGAAGCGTTCGACGGAGCTGGTCCCGATTCCCACCATCAGCACGATGACACCGGCAGCCGTCGCGCGCTCGACCGCGCGCTTGAGGTGAACCGCCAGAGCCCCACAGTCCTCGGGCGAGCTGGCGGGAGCGCCATCGCTGTAGACGATCAGGATCGGCACGACACCGCGTCTCGCTCGAGCGAGGAGCCGCCGGGACGCCCATAGCAGAGACTCGCCGTCGATGTTCTCGTCGCAGCCCATGAAGTCTGCCATGGCCACGAAGCCGGCTCGGGCCTGCCGGAAGCTCTGCCGGACGTCCTTGATGACCAGATGGCGGAGCGCTCGAACTCGCTGGTAGGCGCCGGCCTCGAACTCCTCGAGCACACCAGGGGGGACGAAGCCATCCCGGGTCGTGAACGCCAGGCACTCGTTCGGGACGCCGATCAGATCCAGCACCATGCTGGTCGCGCCGGCGGCCTGGGCCGCGAGCCGGATACGAGGCACGCCGGACGGGGCCTTGAGGGTCATGGAACCGGAGATGTCCACCAGCAGGGTGACATCGGCGTCGACCACCGGAACAGGGACCTCCCGCCGGAAGATCCGGTCGTCGCCGAGCGCAATCCTGTGCAGGGAGCTGCGGTCCAGCTGGCCGCTCCTGTGGTCGTACTCGTAGCGCCGGCCGGTCGACCGGAACTCCATGAGGAGGCGTCGCCGGAGCGGGGGCACCACGTGCCGGACCGACCGGAGGAACTCGCCCACCCCGGTCCTGTGGTCGGCCGTGACCTGCACGGTCTCGACGATGTCTCGGTTGACGTAGGCACGGTAGGAGCCCGGCACCGACCCGATCTTGCGGATGGCCGCCTTCCTGGCCTTGGCGATGGTGGGCATCGGCGCGAGCGAGGCCGCGACCTTGTCCTCGCGCGCGCGAGCCTTCCCCTCGGTGCGCAGTGGCTTGTGTTTCGGCTCGGAGCGGTTTCCCCATCGCCAGACGTTGCAGATCCTCTCGGCCGCCGCGCGCCCGTCTGAACTGCTTCGCACCAGGCGCAGCTCGGGCACCAGCTGGGCGATCTCCTCGAGCATCGGCCGGATGTCCTCACCGAGCCGAGCACACGCGATCGAGACGTCCTCGCCCAGGACGAGGAACTGTAGCGCGGAGATAGCCCGCGTCCTCCTGCACGCGCGCGAGCCGGTCGCCTTCTCTCGCAGGTCTGCGCTGACCAGGTCGTTCGAACGGCGCAGGTTCTCGCCCACGCCGAGCCACATGGACGCCCCCCAGAACTCGACGAAGCCGTCCTCGATCGCGTTGTGCACCAGCTTGAGCATCGGCCGATCGATCGCGTCGAGCACCTTTGGATCGGATCGCGCGAGGTGGCACATCTCGTGATCGCAATCGGCGCGGAGATGCAGAAGCGCCGTGTCATCGACCTCCTCCGGCAGCGGACGGACGTGCATCACGCGAGAGTGGAGATCGGCGTACGGGGTCTCGGCATCGTAGACGACCGTCACCCCTTCGCTCAGCAGCCCGGTGACGACAGACTGCTGCGCGTCCATCAGCGCGCGGCGGTCTACCACTTCGTGCCGTAGATCCGGTTGAGCGTCTCGGGCATCTTGGCCGCGTCCTCGGGGATCGCTCGGTTGAGGACCGCGAACTCCCAGGCGCGCCTGGGCGTGTGACCGCGCGCGAGGTTGCGAGCCACCGCCAGCGTGCGCCGCAGTGTGCACGTGAACATG